TAGGCGGCCGAGCCCGCCGCACCCCCGGCCGGGATTGCCTGCGATGGCAGGTTGAGCCAGGCCGTGATGATCGCCATGGACAGACTGCCCATCCCTGCCGCGATCAGCCCGCCGAGCAGGATGTGGCGCAGCGCATCCCGCAACCGCATCCGGGTGGTCAGAGCGTTGGTCGCCCCGCCGAGCGCTCCCCAAGCCGCCAGGATGACGGCGGTGGAGGTTGCCAGATCGCGCAGCACTGCGGCGACAAAACCGGTTTCTTCGTTCATCGCCGGATCTCCAACAGCGGAATGGATGTGATCGACCCCAGCCGCTCGAGGTCGAGGGTGACGTCGAGCATGTCGGTGTCGAAGCGGACGGGGACGTCGAATTCGAAACCGGCCGTGATTGCGAAGCCCGCGCCGGGGGCGGTGGTGAAGGTGACGCTGCCGGTGGCGGTATCAACGGTCCAGCCCGACATCTGCTCGACCCCGTTCAGGGCGATGCGGACAGTGCCGGCCACCGGCTTGGCAATGGCACGGGTCCAGCTTTGCGCGCCGGAGGTGTAGCGCTTCAGCAATGCGAAGGTGGTGACAGCACCATTGCCTGTGCCGATGGGCTGGTCGGTCGGGGCCACCGGTTGTGACGGCAGGCAGGATTTGTAATCCGCCCAATCCTTGTAGCGAAAGCCGTACAAGCGGCCGTTGCGGGCTTCGAAGAACGCGACGACCGCTGCAAGATCGTCAGCGCGGCGGATACCGTAAGCGACATCATAGCGGCGACGGCTGTTGGCCCAGCTGGCATTGCGCTCTTCATCGCCAGAGGCCAGTTCGACCACTTGCGTGCGCCGTTCCGGCCCTCCGCGCGCCCCGCGGCTGATGTTGTCGGGGAACCTGACTTCATGGAACGCCATCACATGCCCCTCCGACCCAGCGACACGGCGCGGGCGATGTCGCTCGCCACCTGCGTGCGCGATTGCCGGAAGCTTTCAGCGTCGCGGGCCATGATGGTGACGTTGACGGCGGGTGCGTTGGTCTGACCGTAGCCTGCAGCCTCGCGGCGGGAGAGCACGCGTTCGCCCCGTTGCAGGATCGCAGGCACCTCGTCGGGTTTGATCCCGGCCCAGCCGCCCGCATGCATGCGCGGTGCATTGGCAAAGGCCAGCGGGGGAACCATGCGGCCGGGGCCTGGCGATCCGACCATGCCACCCGCATGAAGGATGTTGGCGAAGATCCCGCCCGTTCCGCCAAGGGCTCCTGACAGTACGTTGGCAATCGGGCCGAGGATGAAGGTTCGCGCCGCCAGCTTGGCCAGATCGGCGATCATCGACGTGACCAGATCACGGAAATCGAGCTTGCCAGTCTTCACAAACTCGCCCACCGCGTTCTCGGCGGAGGTGAAGGCCCCGACCAGCGCCTGGCCGATATCGCCGCCGATGTTGCGCGCCTTGGATGCGTAATCAGCCAGCGCCGCAGTCACCGCGCCCCAGCCGGTTGCGGCCTGGTCAGCCCCTGCGGCAGCTTCAGCCCCGGCATCGCGCGCGGCTGCACCTGCACTTCCGGCAGCGGCTGCGGTGTCGTCCAGTTCGGTGTTCAGGGCATCCGCCGAACCGGCGGCATCTGCCAACGCGGCTTCCGCCTCCGTCCCGCTGCCGGTCACCGCGTCGCGCAGCGCCTGCCAACTGGCAAGTGGACGGCCGGCGGCATCGGCCAACATTCCAGCAGCCTCGTGATAGCCATCGGCCCGGCCACGAGCATCTTCAGCCATCGCGCCAAGCCCGAGGTCAGGCGGCTCCAGATACGTCTGGGACAGCGCGGCCGAGAAGGCATCCGCTGCAGCCTCCCCGGCGGCGGTTGCGGCCCCCTCGAAGGGGTTGCCGATCCGCGCCAGTTCCACCGGATCGAGTGTGCCGATCCGCACCCCGCCTTCGCCCACCGCCCAGTCAGGCAACAGGTCAAGCGCGGCGTTCAAGCCGTTGATGAAATTGTTGATGCGCGTGACGACGCCGTTCAGCATCGCCTCGACGCCGGAGATCAGCCCGTTTGCGGCCTGAAAGGCGAAGTCGCCGATGGCGCCGGGCAGACTGCCCCAGATCGCCACCGCCGCGTCATATGCCCCCTGGAAAATGGCGGCTGTCCGGTCGCCGAAGCTGACCACGCCCGCGATGGTGCCTTCGAGCGCGGACAGCCCGGCTGCCTTCAGCCCCTCCCATCCTGCGGCTATGTTGGCGAAGGCCGCGTCGAGCGACAGGCCGATGCGCGACCAGACCTCTTTGGCCAGATCGCCGAGCAGCCGGAAAGCCTCGCCCACGCCGCCGACCCGGGCAACAAGCTGCGAAAACTGATAGACCAGTTCTCCCGCGCCAACGATCAACGCGCCGATCCCGGTGCGGATCAGCGCCCCGCGCAAAAAGGCCAGCGCCGTGGCAAGGCCGCGCACCGAAAGGGCAGCAACGGCCAGCCCGGCTACCCAGCGACCCGCCATGAAGGCGGCAAAGGTCGCGGCATAGGTGGCGAGCCGTGCGAGGTTATCGAAGACGGCAGTGATTGCGCCTCCGATGGGCCCGGTGCCGCGCGCCATGTCGGCCAGCGCGTTCGCCACCGTTTCCAGTGCCGGGGCGACGGCGGCGGTCAGGCGGTTGGTCAGGCCGAGCCAGATCAGGCTCAGCTTGGCGATGGCATCGCCGGTGCGTTCGATCTGCGCCGCGTCGGCCGCACTCACCGCGACCCCGAAGTCCTGCACGTCCTGCGCCGCTTCCCGCAAGGTGGCGGCGTCGATGCGCAGAAATGCCAGTGCGGCCCGGTCGCCGAACAAGTCCGAAGCCACGGCAGCGCGTTCTGCTTCCGGAACGAACTGGTTCAGTGCCTCCTGAATGGCGACGATGCGCTGGTCGAGCGGCAACGCCTGTAGTTCGGCGGCTGTCAGGTTCAGCCGCTGCAGTGCCCCCACCGCCGAGCCTGATCCGGCAGCAGCTTCCGACAGCCGCGTGGTCAGCTTCTTGGTGGCCTGTTCGATCTCGCCCATCGAGACACCGGCCAGTTCCCCAGCCCATGTCAGCACTTGCAGGCTTTCCACAGTGGTGCGGAGCGAGGCGGCCATGTCCGCCTGCGCGCCGATGACGTCGAGCCCCGAGCGGACCATCGCCACGCCTGCAGCCGCTGCGGCGGCGGTGACCGCCGCCAGTGCGATACCGGCCTTCCGGGCAAAGCTGCCCAGCCTAGCGTTGGCCAGTTCCATCTCCGAAGAGAGGCGGCCAAACCCGCGCGTACCCGCCTCGCCGATCCCTTCCAGCTCCGCACGGACCTGACGGCCGCCTTCGGCGACCAGCCGGACACTGACCCTTTTCTCAGCCATGGCCGTCTCCGATCTGTTCGTTGAGCTTGCGCACCATCACCGCCTCGATCTCTGGCAGCAGTTCGGCGGCGATGAGGGCGTCGATCCCGAGCGCCTTGGCCATCGCGAGGGCAGCGCCCATGTCCCAGCCCAGCACCGCGCCGGGGATGACCCGCAGCTGGCCGCCAAGACGACCGACCAGATCCCAGACCTGCCAGCCGTCTTCCGTCTGCGGCCGGTTCAGTCTTGCAGGGCAGTCGGGGCACCGCCCCGTGCAGGCTGCGCAATAGCGGTCGCCCCCGCCGAAGGACCATTCGGCAAGGGCGCGGAGACGTTTTTTTCCGCGTCCAGGATCAGGCCCTTGGCGACATATTGGGTCTGGAAGGCTTCGAAGACCGGCCAGATTTCCAGAAGGGCATCGACGCCTTCGGGCGAGACTAACACGGCATTGCCCTCGTCATCACCAACGCCCTCCCAATCCAGCACCGCTCGCCGGGCCACTGCCTTGGCCATGGCGAGTGCCAATTCCTCCTGGGTCGCGGTATCCGGAAGGGCTTCGATGGCAGAATCGGCACGCGCCGAAACCATCAGCGCGGTGGTCAGTGGCGCGACCTGTAAGCGCAGGCCCGAAGCGAGGGTCAGCCACGCGGGCGTGGCGGTCAGGTTCAGTCTGATCATGTTCAATAGCTCACAACAGTGTTGACGAGGACGGCGGTGCACATGCGGGCGGGGCTGATGGCCTTTGCGGCCTGCCAGTCGAAAGTGGCCTGGATGCCCTGCGGGCCCGGGATTTCGATGCGCGGGCGCGGCAGGTAGACGGCATGGGCGGTAAAGGTGAAGCTGGCGTTGGCGCCGAGGCTCCAGGCAAAAACCAATTCGCATGGGGTGCCGTCGATGGCTTGCGTGATCAGCGTGCTGTCGGCAAAGCGCACCTCCACCCGGCCGGTCAGCGCGGCCATGCCGGGGTCAGCCCCTTCGATGCGCCCGTCAGACCGGATGGTCTCGATCCGGTCCAGACCATTGGAATAGGTCACCTCGGCGGAAATGACGTTGCCGAGCGGCGAGCCGTTGCGCGTGATCGCCCCGTTGAAATGCCCGAACCGCTGTAACGCCAGCGACGTGGGCGTGCCAGCGGCCGTGGTGACTGCAACGCTTTCGCCCTGCGCCACCAGCCGCGCCGTCGCTGTCAGCAGACCGGACCGCGCCATCTGCCACGACAGCTGATCGCAGACGCAGCCGGTGTACATCGCATAGCGCGGCACCTCGGGCATCGCCGTCTCGATGGCCATGCTCGGCAGGGTCCAGTTGCCCGACTGGAAGGTGTGGGTCTTGGGCGTGGTGCCGGAGGTGACAGGCGCGCCGAAGGCCGCCTTCAGCCAGAGGCCGAGGTTCTCGACGTCGATCGGCACCACGACATCGCCGTCTGCGGTGACCGCGTCCTTGATCGGGGCCAGCGGGTCGCGCCCCTGACCCAGCAGTTCAGAGGCGATCAGCGGTTGTTCGGAGCCGAGCGTGGTGCTGGCAAACGGCACCGTCCGATAGCCCGTGGCGGGCGCGGTGCCATAGACGGATTCGAACGCAAGCGCCATCTGCGCCCGCGCCCCATGGGCTCGTGCCATCGTAGTCTCCTTTCGTTATTCGGGGTCAGGCCAGCGGATCGGCCGTGGAATAGTGCAGGATGACCGGGATCACCGATGCCTTCAGGCTGGCGGCACCTTCGACCGGCAGATCGACTGGGCGCGGCGCTTCCGCCTCGACCCAATCGCAGAGACCGCCCAGCGTGCGATCGGCGGCAATCGATGCGCCGATACTGGAGCAAATCGTGTCGAAGGCCGCGTCACGCGTAGCACCCTGCACAACTGCCTCGATCTCGGCCCGGTGCTGGTAATGGTAGCGCAGCGGCGACAGCGTGACCTCTGGCTCCCCCGGTTCGCCGTCGCGCAGGATCAGCAAGCCGGCAGCGGGCACGCGTTCAGGCAGAACGTCACCGCGCAGGGCGGTGGCGGGCAACGCCATAAGCCGCGCGTGCAGCGCGGCAAGGATGGTTTCGCGGGGAGTGGGCATGTTCACAACGTTGATTGAAGAGCATAGAACATCCGAAAGCCATCACTATGCAAAGCATCGTGTTGCAGCATAGAGTCCTCTGGAAGTCGGGATAGCGCATTGTCGGTGTCGAATCCACTTTGGCCATTGGAGCATTTGGATCGTGAAAGATATTGCCGACATTCTTGAGCGACATCGGCCGCCTGCGCTCCTCTTGGGCAACGGAGTCAATCGCCATCGGAACGAAGACGAGAACTCCAGTTGGGAGCGACTACTGCAGGTGCTCGCAGGTAAGTACGACATCCAACTGACACAGGACCAACTGAAAGAAATGTCGAACACTGAGTTCTTCGACATCCTCGATCTCGCACGTCCCTTCGATGACCGAAGCAGTTTGCAACAGGATTTCTGCAATCTGATGAAATCGTGGACGCACAAAGGCCATCACGAGGCCCTGATGTCATGGGCCAAGCGTCGATCTGCACCAGTCATTACAGTCAACTTTGATGAGATGCTGTCTCAATCAATGTAAGCGGTCGCTGGGGACCACGGGTAGCTTATCTTGACGGCGTGAAGTTCCACGGCAGCAGATCGTCGAGGCGGCTTTGAGGATGGCCGTTGGCGATCGCGGTCAGGGTGGCCCTGAGATAGGCGAAGGGTTCGATGTCGTTGATTTTACAGGTTTCGATCAGCGAAGCGATGCGGCCCCAGGCGATGCCGCCCTCATCGTGACCGGCGAAGAGCGCGTTTTTGCGATTGAGAGCGATGGGGCGGATCAGGTTTTCGACCCTGTTGGAGTCGATCTCGACACGGCCGTCTGTCAGGAAAGTTTGCAACCCGTCCCATTGGTTATGGATGTAGGTCAGCTTTTCTCCCAGCCGGGATTTGGCGGAGATCTTGCGGCGTTGTGCCTGCAGCCAATCACCGAAGGCGGCCACCAGTGGCGCGGTGCGGGCCTGGCGGGCAGACAGGCGCTGACCGGGCGAGATGCCACGGATATCGGCCTCGACGGCGTAGAACTCGGCGATGCGGCGCAGGCCTTCGGCGGCGATCTCGGAACCGTCGCGGTCGAAGATTTCCTTGAGTTTGCGCCGTGCATGCGCCCAGCAATGCGCCACCCGAATGGGTGCGCCGCCCTTGCGGGAAGGTTTGGTCAGCCGATTGTAGCCAGTGTAACCGTCGATCTGGAGGATGCCATCGAAGCCGGTGAGGAAGGTTTCGGCATTCTCGCCTGCGCGGCCGGGCGCGTAGAAGTAGACGACGCCCGGGGGGGCTTCCCCGCCCCAAGGTCGATCATCGCGGGCCAAGGCCCAGAGATATCCGGTCTTTGTCACGCCGCGCCCCGGGTCCAGCACCGGGGCTGTCGTCTCATCCATGAACAGCTTGGATGAGCGCTTCAGGTGGTCGGCCAGCCGGTCGACAATGGGCTGCAAGTGGAACGCGGCCTTGCCGACCCAATCGGCCAAGACTGCGCGGTGCAGATCAAGGCCCGCTCGGGCGAGTATCTGACTTTGACGATACAAGGGAAGGTGATCGGCATACTTGCTGACCAAAACATGGGCGATGGTTGCCTCGGTCGGCAGCCCGCCCGCGATCAGGTGGCTGGGTGCCGGGGCTTGGGTCACCCCGTCGGTGCAGGTCCGGCAGGCATACTTCGGGCGCACGGTGACGATCACGCGCACCTGGGCCGGCACGATGTCCAGCCGTTCGCTGCGATCCTCGCCGATCTTGTGCATGACGCCGCAGCCGCAAGGGCAGATCAGGCTGGCGGGTTCGATGACCTCTTCTATGCGTGGCAGCGCGGCGGGCAGATTGCCGATGGTGCGCTTTGGGGCAGACTTGGATGTCCCGTCCCCCGCCTTGGCGGCGCGCGTTTCCTTCTCCGCGTCGACCTCCGCCAGTGCGATGGACAGATCCTCAAAGGCCAGCTGACGTTCATCCTCAGACAGCTTTTCCGACCGCTTGCCGTGCAGGGCATGGTTCAGTTCGGCGATCAAATGCTCCTGCCGGCGGGTGATTTCTGTCAGTGCCGCCACCGTTTCCATCAACGCTAGCACGGCCGCGCGTTGCGCGGCAGGGATGGCGGAAAGGTCGATGGCGGGGGCGATTTGCATAGGCTGAAGCTACCATAAAACCCCAGCAAAAACACGCCAAACCAAGCGGTTGATTCACTCTGCCGCAGCTGGCGGGCGTGCCTCCAATGCCTTGACCTTGCGCCAATCAAGCCCGGCAAACAGCGCCTCGAACTGGGCATGGTTCAGCGCCATCACCCCGTCTTTGATCGCGGGCCAAGTGAATGTCGCATCCTCAAGCCGTTTGTAGGCCATCACCAGACCGGTGCCATCCCAGAAGAGCAGCTTCAGCCTGTCCGCCTTACGCGAGCGGAACACAAACACCGTGCCAGTAAACGGGTCCTTGCGTAGCACCGACGACACAATTGCTGCCAGGCCATCATGGCCTTTCCTGAAGTCGACAGGCTGCGTCGAGACCAGAAACCGCACCCGGTTCGAGGGGAGCATCATGACGACGGCCCGATCGCCCGCACAATCTCGGCAATTCGTGTGGCCGGCGTGGTGCAGTCCAGCCGGATCGTCACCTGGCCCACGGCGATCTCAATAGATCCCAAGAGCTGCGCTTCTGACTTGCCCGACCGATCAGGACGCGCTGACACAGGGCCTGTATTCTCATCCAACAGCACGAGAGGCGCAAAGCAAAAGCCGTCGTCCGCCAGCGCAGGCAAAACCAACTTCCCGTCCCGCGCCCGACCACGCCATTCCGACAAATGGTTCGCCCGAAGCCCATACCGCGCCGCAACCGCGTTCACCGTCACACCAGGCTTTAGGCTTTCTGCAACGATCTGCGCCTTGATCTCGTCTGGCCACCGCTTCTGGCCATTGGCCCGTATCTCCACACCGTAGTCCCTGAGAAACTCCACCGTAGTCGCCATCGCGAAACTCCTGCCCCGATCTCCAACAGGCGCGGAGTCGCAGGTTAACAGATCATGCAGAAGGTGGGGCCCAGGCGCCGCTTACCAATCAATTGGCGCTCAATTCAATAGATCAAGGACTGGTTTTACGGACTATTACCCTTGGAGTTCGTGCTTCTCGTCTGGTCCAGTGACGAACGTCCGATCCAGTTTCGCTATATGGCACGCGCACGGAATGGCAAAATATCCACGTAGCATCCGCTTGGGCCTGACTCATTACATGGGATCTGTGGAACGGGCACGCCGTCTGATCTACGGCGCGAATGGGCTTAGATCGAAGGAAGTTAGCAAGGCGGAAGATTGGAAGGGTTCTGGTACTTGGCTCGAAGCCTTCTTCTTTTGCCCCATCGTGATTATTGGATTCGGCCTCGGCAAGGATGAAAACTTTCTCAGGTGGCTTTTTCTAGAAAGAGCCCGTTTACATCGGATTAGGCCAGAAATGAAGACGGACGCTTGGTTCATCGTGAAAGGCTCCGCCGAAAGCGATCACCGTGTCGCGTTTCTTGAGCGTCTTGGGATCAAGATGATTTTCACTTCGAATTACGAGGAAATCTACGAAAACTCAGCTTGGTCCAAGTAACCAGTTGACCGAATTCTCTTGACCGCTGCGCACTTTGCTCACCCAGAAATCTTCGAACCAACGAAGCGCTTCCGACTATTTGGCTCCCACCCACTTCGCCGCGATCAGCCCCGGTACACCGTCCACTGCCCGCTCGGCATCCCGCGCCAGATCCAGCCGCTTCGGCAGCTTGACCTGCGGCACCAGCAGGAAGATCGGCGCGGTGACGACGCCCTTGCCTGTTTTCGACCGTGACGCCACCGCCCGGCCCTTGGTGTTCAGTCGCCCTTCAGCGGCCAGCAGGCTCGGGCCCCGGCGGCGGTAGATGAACCGCAGGCGCAGGCCGGTGCGGCGTTCCCATTCGCCGGGAGTGATCCGGCCGCCACGGGTGGATTTGCCTGCAGCGAGCGTGGGGATTGCCAGCCAGAACCCGTTCTTCGAGCGGATCAGCGGGCCGGCGTCATGCGCGCCGATAATCACCGGGGCGTTCGACCAGACCAGCGCCGCCGCGTTCAGGCTTTCGCCGGACTTGGGGAAGCTGGCGGAGCGGATCGAGTTGGCAAGGCGCGTGCCCAGCCCCGCGCCGGTGATCTGCGTGCGCCAGGCGGATTTCAAGCCGGTGCCAGCCTCGCGCATCGCAGCGGTGACAGCGCGTTCCCCGGCCACGACCTCCGCCGCCATCAAGGCAACGATGTCGGGATCGATGGCGAGTTTCAATTTCATGCCGGACCCAAATCCACGGTCCAGACCAGCCGCTCGCGATCACGGACGGGTTCGCCCTGAATGAGGAAAGCTTCGCTGTCGATCTCGAGCCGGTCGCCGGGACGCGGGTTCGGCACCTCGGCCACGCGCAGATCGATACGCGTGGTTTCCGACCAGAGCCGGGCATCGCCAAAGTTGGTCACCTCATCCGGCCGCCGGACGACGGCGCGCACCAGAACAGGCGCGCCGCCATCGGATGTGTAGATCGCCTCCACGCCGATGTTGGGATCGGCGAAGAGCATTTCGATGGCGGCGGCAAAGGCGTTCATCACGTCCGCCGCGCGGAGCGCAGCACCTGCGGGCGGGTGCAGATCGGCAGCGGATTGCTTTCGATCTCAAGCCGCACCCATTCGTCACGATCCCGATCGGGGATCATGCGGGCGTAGAGCGGTTGACCCAGCGTGTTGACCGTTTCGAACGTGTCGGCTGGGGCGTGGTAGATTTCGAACAGCCCATCGACGGCCTCAGGATAGAACACGGCCTTGTCGGTGGCGACACCGAAGCCCGCCCCACCCCGATAGCGGCGGAAGGTGATACCGCCAAAGCTGACCTCATCGGCGATGCGCGAGCGCAGATCGGCGGCGGCGGCGGTGTTGAGGTAGGTCTCGCGCACCTCCTTGTGCGCCACCAGATCGGCGAAGAAGGCCGAACCGCACTCGGCGCGCAGCGCGATGGCGCCGGTGGCGAGGCCACCCATGGTGTCCTCGACGCCTTCGATCAGCGCCTGGCAGCGTTTGCGCAGCGCACCGGACGCCGGGGTGGCGTTGTCGAGATCAAAATCCACCTCGGTGGCCGGGGTGATGCCGAACTCGGTGAAATAGTTCACCACCGTGGCACCGTCGCGTGGATCTTTCACCAGCCCCTGGATGCCATTGAAGAGGTGATACTCGAAGGTGGTCTCGGCATCATTGCGCAGGCGGCCCAGCTTGCGGGCGACTTCGGCCTGCACCTGCTGGGTGGCGGATTCACTGCCGAAGTCGCGAACTTGCTGGATTTCCGAGGCCCAGATCACGTCCTGTTTCTTGAACTGGCGGCATACGTAGGCGCGCACGTCACGGCGTTCCGGGGTCTGCTGGTCATAGGCCGAGCCCCGTTCGGAGAACGGGATCAGCGACAGCGTGCCGTCGCGGCTCTCGATCACCACGGTGCGCGAGCGGACGCCGCGCGGGCCGAACAGGCCCGACCCCGACAGGGTGGCGGGCTTGTAGGGGATGTTTTCCAGCGCGCGGGTGAGTTCGATGATCGAGAAGGCATCGCCTTCGAAGATGTCCATGGTGGCCATGGGGTGCCTCCTGATTTGGGGATGTGGTTGTCCGGGTCAGCGGACGAGAATGCCGAGGGTCATCAGGGCGGCGTAAGCAGCCGCGATCTGTGGTGCGGTGGGCGTGCCGGGGATGCTGATCTCGTATTGGTTGACGATGGCGGGGCCGCGGATCAGCACGACGGCATTCTTGTCGCCGCCGCTGGCATCGACGCTGTCCCAGAGGATCGCCGCCGCCGTTTGGGTGCCGTTCGAGGCGGCCGGATCGTGGGCGGCGTATTTGCCCGAGGCGGTGATCTTGCCCAGAATAGTGCCGGGTTGCAGGTTGCCCGAGGCAAGAATGACGGTGCTGCGGCAATAGTCGCGCAGTGCTTCCCAGACGAGGAAGCCGCCCGCGTGCGGGGTTTCGGTGAGGATCGGCATGGGTCTATCCTTTCAGACGGAAGGTGCGGGCGATGACGTCACCCCAGGGGCGCGCGCCAGACGGGCGGCCGGGTTGCGGATGGGCGGCGGAAATGTCGGGTTCCCTCTCGGCGCGGAGGGCCAGGAGGGCGGCGCGGACCTCGTCAAGACCGGCGTCGCGTTCGAGGAACCGGCCCGCCATTTGCGGCTGCCCGGCGAGACGGCAGAGATCGACAACGGCGCGGGCATGGGCAAGGACGTCGGCGCGCATGGTGGCGGCATCGACAATGGGGACGGCACTGGCGGCATCTAGTACCAGCGGCGGCGCGCCGGGATCAGGGGGCGGATCGGGTTCGGCAGCGGGCCGATCATCGTTCACAAGGTCGTCGTTCCCCGCGACACCTTCAGCGTCGTCGTCGGACGCGGCTGCCTCCGGCACATCGTCGGCAGCTGCTTCCGAAGAGCCCGAAGGTTCATCCTCAGCCTCGACACCCGCGCCCTCTACCAGCACCGGCGGTGCATTCCGGAACCGCCCGACATCGAACCGCGCGGCGATGCGGACCGGTTCTGCGATGCGGTCGGCAAAGCCAAGATCCAGCGCATCCTTGGCGTCGAGCCATGTTTCCGCCGCCATCAAGGGGGCAATCACTTCCTGCGGGCGTCCGGACTTGGCGGCATAGCCCTGCAGCAGGCTGCCCTTGATCTTGTCGAGCGCCTCGGCCATCGCGCGCATGTCGATGGCGGTGCCCATGACCACCCCGGCAGGATCGTGGATCATCAGGAAGGCGTTTTCCGGCATGACGATCTCGTCGCCTGCCATCGCGATGTAGGAGGCGGCGGAGGCGGCGATACCGTCGATCCAGACTGTGACCGTGCCGGTATGGCGCTTGATCGCATTGTAGATCGCCACCGCGTCGAAGACCGAGCCGCCCGGGCTGTTCAGCCGCAAGGCCAGCGGTGTGGCGTCCGGAAGTGCTGCCAGTTCTGCAAGAAAACCTTTGGCCGAGACGCCGTAAGCCCCGATCTCGTCATAGATCACCACCTCCGCGCCGGTGCTTTGGGCGCGGATCGTGTACCAGCTGTTCATCGGCTTACGCCTCCTGTTCTGTCTCGGTTTCCGGCTTGCGGGTTGGTGTGGCCCGCGCCCCCTGCGTCTCGCCCGGGCTGGTGCGATAGGTGAGCCCCATGTCCCCGGCTCGCTTGGCGTCCCCAGCATTCTCGCGGTCGATTTCCTCGACGTCGTAGCCTGTGGCCTCGACCACCTTGCGCCGCGAGATGATCCCCGCCTCCATCGCCAGCACCTGCGCCTGAATGTCCTTCAAGGGATCGACCCAATCCCAACGCGGCGGGATCCAGTTCACCGGGCGATAGCGCGCGGGGGACCGGGCGAAGTCCGGTAGGTCCAGCGCCCCCGACAACACCGCGGTTTCTAGCCAGCGCGCCCAGACGGGGCGGCAGAGTTGATGCGCGACCACCCCGTGCTGCAACTGCTCGACGCGACGGCGGAACTCGACGAGTTCGGCGCGCAAGGACGAATAGTTGGCCTGCCGCACGTCGCCAGTCACCAGATGATAGGGCAGCCCCAGCGAGGCCGAGACCGACAGCAGCGTCCTGTACTGGAACGCCTCGTAGCCACCGCCAACGTCTGCGGGGCTGGAGAACTTGACGTCTTCACCCGGCAACAGCACCTGAAGAGTGCCGGGCTCCAGACTTACAGTGGCACCACTGTCATCGGTCGCCTCGATCTCGCCCATCAGCTGCTCTTCGGGTGCGGTCTTGGTGATGAAGCCCGCGAACATCGCCGCCGTCTTCTTCCGGTCAAGCTCGGCGTCGTCATATTGGTCGAGCAGAAACAGACGTACCATGGCGGGCGCCACATGCGGCAGGCCCCGGATTTGCCCCGCGTCGATGGGGCGGTAGATGTGCAAAACGTCCCCGGCCGGGACGCGGACCGTTTCCGGCGTGACCATCCCCTGATCGGTGCTGTCGCCGGGATGGCGGCGGCGGAAGTGATAGGCGACGCGACGCCCGATGGCATCGAACTCGATGCCGCAGCGGATGCGATTGCCGTTGGCCGCCGCCTCGGTCTTCTCGAAGGGTAGCATCTCCGATTGCAGCAATTGCAATTGGATGGGCACCAGCAGACCATCCTCGGCCCGGCGCGGACGCATCCGGACAAAGCATTCGCCCGCAACGAACATCTCCCGCGCAACCATCGCCTGCAGGCCGTAGAAATCGGTCAGCCCATCAGCATCGGCCTCGTCGGTCCAGGCCAACCACAACCGCTGCACCTGATCGCGCAAGACCGGATCCTCGATCAGCGACGAGGGCTTGATCCCATCGCCGACGAGGTTCGACGCGAAAGCCTCACAGGCATTGGCAGCATAGCCATTGGTCACCACTAACTCGCGTGACCTTGCCAAGAGACGGGGGCCACCCGAGGCGATCAGTGAGTTGATGTTTTCCAGCGGCGGCTGCCAGCCCCGCAACCGACGCTGCGACATCGCCCCTTCAAGCCGCGCGCGCACAGCGACAGGGCCGTCGGTGCCCCGGCGGCGAAAGGCATCAAGCCAGCCCATGCGTCACAGCCCCTTGGTGGTGATCACGCGCACCTGCCGGATGATCTTGCGCCCCTCGGCAGTCGCGATGTCGCGGTCCAGCACCTCGATGGCCCGGTCGATCTCGGCAAGGCTGCGGTAGTCCACGGTCTTTCCGTCATAGCTGACCCGCGCCACGCCGCTGGAGCGCTGCGCTGACAAGGCATCGCGGCGAGTCTTCAGCTCTGCAGTTGTCGGCATGGGGTATTATCCGTTAGGTTTGGGGTTTCGCCGCAGGAAAACAGCACCAGTCATGAACGAACCAGTCGTCCGCATCCGCATCGAACTTGAAGGGACCGACCCGCAGGTCTGGCGCTCGGTCGACGTGCCTCTGTCTTCCACCCTGACAGCGCTGCACGACATCATTCAGGTCACGATGCGCTGGCAGGGCGCGCATATGTTCGAATTTGTCGTCGGCGACCAAGTCTATGGCGAGCCTTATCCCGACGACAGCGCTTGGGACCGCAAGGTGTTGCAAGCGAAGAGCATCCGTCTCAAGACGCTGGTCGAGCGCGGGGTTGATCGCTTTCTTTACGTCTACGATTTCGGCGACAACTGGCGGCATCACATCATCCTGGACGGCGTCCGGCAGGGTGAAGACCAAACTGACTACCCTGCCTTCGTCGGCGGAGCCCGCCGCGCACCGCCCGACGATGTCGGCGGCATCAGCGGATTCGAGGCGTTTCTGGAAGCCGTGACCGATCCCCGGCACGAGGATCACGACCAGATGCTCGAATGGAGTGATGGATCCTTCGATCCCGAAGATATCGATGAGCGCGATATCCGCATGATCATCGGAAACTTTGCCGCCCGCCGTCGCGGCCCACTGCTAAGCCATCGTGGCTCGGGCCGTACAAGAGAGCAATGACCGGGTTCGTCTATGTCCTCGGCTGTGATGCCCCGGATGGCTATCGCACCTATGTCGGATGGACCCTCGATCTCGATAGCCGCCTGGCCCAGCACAATTCGGGCACCGGTGCTAAGTCGACACGCGGCCGAGCTTGGTGCCTGATCTATGCCGAACGCCTGCCGTCGCGAACGGATGCTATGAGCCGCGAGTGGTATCTGAAGCGCGACCGCCCCTTGCGCCGACAATTGGCCCTGTCGGCGCAAGGCCATGCATCTGATTACCGCATGTAATTCGACGCCACAGACCTACGCCGTGCCGGACTGCGCACCGCACGGATTGATCCTGCGGCGGCTTTTTCGCGACCCTGCTCGTCCCTGCCGTCCCCCGCGACCTGCACCTCCAGATCGGCCCAGCGCGCCTCGGACCAGCGGTCGGCCCCGACGATCCAGGCGGCAGCGCGGGCGTAAACCCGGCAATCCAGCGCCTCGTTACGCTCGCGCAATTTCTGCCATTCAAGCCGTGCGAAGCCGCGCTTGGTGCGCACGGTGACCAGTTCCTCGGCCACCAGCTGTTTCAGCCATTCGCTGTCCACCCAGTCGGGCAGATGCACTGTGCCGGGCGGAAACTGCACCCCATCGGCCAGTTCCTCCTTGGTCGGGCGTGGCAAGCCAAGGTGGCGGTAGGTTTCCGCCTTGAAGGTGGATACCGCCACCGTCCACAGCCGCGCGCCCCGGCGCAGGCGTTTGCCCGCGTCGGTCACATCGACGTAAGTTGGCCCCGATACCGGGCTGGAGCGATTGAACCCTTCGACGCCTTTGACCGGGGCAACCTGCGCCACGCCTTGCCGCCGCGACCAGGCATAGACGGCCGGAGCCTCGTAGCCTGTATCGACGGCGAGCTTGGCCAGCCGCAGAAGCGCGCCGTTCTGATGGGCCCATGTGCGGTCCAGCAGCTTTGTCAGTTCCGCCCACGCGCCCTGATGATCGGGTCCGCCGTCGATGACGATGTGATCGACCAGCCAGCTTGTCCCACCCCTGCCCCAGGCCCAGACATCAACCTCGATCCGGTCCTTCTGGACGTCGGCCCCCGCAGTCAAGAACAACCCGCCCACAGGGACGATGCCCGGCTTCCACGCCTCGCGGCGATCATAAAGCCGCGACCAGTCCGGCGCTTCGCCGCTCTCAACCCAAGTCTCGCCAAGGATCGTGTTCTTGAACGCCCGGATCGCCTCGTCCGAGCCCTGCGCTGCCTCCCATGACCGCACGATCCGCTCCCAGCTGAGCCAGCCGATCGGCGAATAGAGCGCCGAGAGGTGATAGCCGACGGTGCTGGGATCGGCGGCGACAGCCGTTGCGCGCCACTCGCCTGCCTCCAGCATCGCCGTCTTGTGGTGTTCCGCGATGGGGCGTTCGCAGCCTTCGCAGTGATATTCGGCAGCCTCGGGCCGCGCCTTTTCCCAGCGCAGCCGCTCGAATTTCAGCCACTGGAACTGGCGGCAATGTGGGCACGGCACGAAGAACCGACGCTGATCGCTGGCCTCGTATTCGCGCTCGATCCGGCTCAGCCCCCGGATCGTCGGCGTCGAGACCAGAAACACCTTGCGCCGATGGGCAAAGGTCAGCGACCGCGCCTCAGCAAGACTGACCGGATCGCCTTCCTCGTCGGCCGACGCCGGATATGCGTCGACCTCGTCCAGAAAGATGTAGCGCGCCGGGGTCGAGCGCAGACCGACAGCCGAGTTCGCCCCGGTCATGATCAGGATGCCGCCCGCGAATTCCTTGGACAGCATGGTGTTGCCGGCATCGCGCGACCGCGCCGGTTTGACCCGTTCACGCAGGGCGGCGCTTTCCTCGATCAGCGGATCGATCCGCTGGCGCGAATTGCGCTTGGCCAGTTCCACGGTCGGCTGCACCGCCAGCATAGGCCCCGGCGCCTGGTGGATGGCAAAGCCGATCCAGTTGTTCCCGGCTTCGGTCGCGCCAACCTGTGCCGCTTTCATGAACACCACACGCTGGACAGTTGAACTTGGCGACAGCGCGTCCATGATTTCGCGCATGTAGGGCGTGCGCGACGTGCGGTAGCGTCCCGGTTCGGCGCTGGCGCGCGACCCCAGCATCCGGTGCGCATCGGCCCATTGCGACACCGTCAAATCGGCATCGGGTCGGACGCCCCGGCCCCAGGCCCGCAGAAGCTCATCCGCACCATCAAAGGTTTCAGCTTCAGCGAAGGTCGATGCGGACCTCGGCGAGGCTGTCGAGTTGGGCACGGACATGGGCTTCCAGCACCTTCTGCATCATGGCGGGCTCCAGCACTCCGTGATCCGCGATCATCACCCCCAGTTCCGACGCCATCAGCGCTGCCGCCCGCGCGGGCCAGGTCACCCAGGCATCGCGCTCCTCCCGCGCCAGCCGGAAGACAAGCCCCACCGCGCGATTGCGATCGATCAGTTCTCCCTTCAGTTGGGCGAGCTTAAGCTTGCGCTCCTGCGCCTTCAGCACCTCGTTGGCGGTCCTGGCCTGCAGGAAGGTCGTGCCACCACCGCTGACCGGGGCGGGCAACCCTTCGTCGCGAAGCGTCTCACCCACGGCCGACAGCGCGGTATCTGGCACAGGCTTCAGCTTCGACGTGGCTGGCGCGGCCGCGGCCTTCGCGCCACGCTGCTTTGCGGGGTCGGTCATCGCAGCCCGCCGCGCATCCGATGCGATGGCATCAATCGAGCCATCGGGGTGTTGAACCAGCCGCCCGGTCTCCTTGGCTTTCTGGATTGCCCCCCGCGACAGGCCGACATGCGCGGCATACTGCCGCTCGCTCATGCCCTGCATCACGCGCTCCGATTATCATTCAAAACCATTGGCTTATTCGGTTGATAAGCATCCGGACGAGAGCGAACGTTGATCAACGGAAGCGATGCAACTTGATCAAGGAGCCTTCAAAATGACCCACCGCGCCATCGACAATTCCAAAGCCCTGAACGCCTTCCTTGCCGCCAAACACGAGATCGACGGGATGCTCGCGCGGCTGGCAACCCTCAGCGCTGATCATTTCGAGACCAGCCCCGACGAGATTCATTGGGGCCAAGTCGGCACCCTGAACCACTACCGCGCCAAACTGCGCGAGATCACCGACAGCGCCTTCAAGGAAGGCGAACACGCCGAGTGACGACACCCCTTCCGGGACACGCCCGCCGACTGGCGGGCTTGGTCTCGTAGGAGGGGCGCGATTGTCACGCCCCGATACGGAGACGACGATGACCCAGATCCAATTGACTGACACCCAATCCATCATCCTTTCAACGGCCTGCGGGCGCGACGACGGGATGGTGTTTCCGATCACGGCCAAGCTGAAAGGCGGTGCCGTCGGCAACGTGTGCAAAAGCCTTTTGAAGCACGCGCTTCTTGAAGAAGTTGCCGCCACCGACCTGAACACGGTTTGGCGGCACGACGAAGATCGCGGCTCGATCACCCTGCGCGCCACGCCGCTGGCCTATTCGACCCTCGGGATCACCGACGATCCGGCACCCGCGACCTTGATCCCCAGCGGCACCGAACCGATGCGCCGCGCTGGCACCAAGCAGGACACCCTGATCGTAATGTTGCGCGCACCGGAAGGTGCAACTATCGCCGAGATCGTCGCAGCGACGGGCTGGCTCAGTCATACCGTGAGAGGAGCAATGTCCGGGGCGCTGAAGAAGAAGCTCGGCCTCACCATCACCTCGGAAAAGGTGGAAGATCGGGGAAGGGTTTACAAACTTCCGGCTGCGTAGGATCAAACGATACACTAAAGCCCCGCCGCCCCACCCGGGGCGGCGTTTCTTCTTGGAATGACGCTGCGACGTCGGTGCTCGTCTAGACCCTTTGCACCCACGCCCCAATTTGCGCCGCAAGCCATCGTCCCGCCGCCATGCGCTGCTGCACATGCGCGCGGTGCGCTTCGGGCGACAGTGGCCGTTTCCGCCGGTGACGCGAGTTGTTGCAGAACAAGCAGGCGGCAACGATGTTGTCAGCGGTGTTCGCACCACCCTCGGAACGAGGATGGAGGTGCTCGGCCGTGCATCGGAGGGTTTTCGGCAATTCGCCCGACCTGCACGATAGCGGCCGACAGGGATCCAGGGCTTCATCCCACATGGGCAGACCGCAGTAGAAACAGCGGCCCCCCTGTGTGAGCATCTTCATACGGCGCAGTTTCTTCAGTGCTTTCATGGCACGGGTACTCCATTCGACTTCATGAGAAGCGAATGCGCGGCGTCCTGACGGACGCTCCCCGGCAGGAAGCTCTTGCTCGCGCGAGACCCGAGATTTCGTGGTTCCGCATGCCGGACAGCGAAACCTGATGGATGAACCTTCAGATCTGACCAGCCTCTGGCTTGATCAATACGACAAGATCGTCTTCGCTGTCTCAAGATTAGTAAGCATCACGTTTTGCGTCAACGCCATCTTTCGAACAGCCGCCGCAGGACGTAGGATCGCGCTATGCTTACCACTGTGAACACCGCACCCATCTTCAGGTTCTGCGCCAGCGTCGTGTGCAGCCCAAAGATGGGGAAGATCAGGATCTGCGTGACGACGGCGACGCCGTAGCCGACGACCACGTTGGCGACGGACTCGACCAACGACATGAGGCGGGACTGCTTCATCCCGCCACCTCAACCGTCGGCCAGCAGTTCAGCCGCCAAAGTTCGAAGCGCATGCGCCGCAACCAGGGGGACCACGCCGTTGCCACAGAGGCGAAGCCGGTCCACCCGGTGGGCCAGCCCATCAGCGCCTCGACAAACAGCGGGTTCAAGGTCCGGCGCGCATCGGAGGTACCGCTCCCAGGCATTGGCGTCACCAGGACCTGGCGGCCAAGCAGGCCGTTCACCGGCGTGTTCGCCAGTGTCGTCGCCCCGTCCTTGTGATCGCGCGCCGTCGGCGTCATCCACATCCCCGCCGCATGGGTCAGATCGGCTGTTCGCCGGTTGCCCGCACTCGGCTTGCAGCCATCGTTCGCCATCGGCGTCGGCCAGTCCCGCGCCATCCGGTCCAGACCCTTCTCGTCGCGCCGCTCGCCTCCCCGGCTGCGGAAACTGTCGATCTGCGGCGTCGGCCACAGGGCTGCCGTCGTCGCCAGGTTCATGCCGTGCTGCCCAGCTTCCTGCGATGGCGTCGGCTTGGTCTGCCGGTTCTCGTTGGCGCTGGCCCTCGGCGTCGGCCAGAGGCGGAGCAATTCCGTCCGGTTCCCGCCACTCGACCGGGTGCCAGAGCAGGCGCGCGGGGTCGGCCAGCTCGTCGCCTTCGCGGATGGCGAGGATGAACAGCCGCTCCCGCTTGTGGGGCGCACCGACTTCCGCCGCCGTGAAGAGGCCTGCCGCAAGGCGGTAGCCCATGCCGACCAGTCCGCTGGCGACTTCGGGGAAGCCGAGGCGGAGATGATGGGCGACATTCTCGAGGAAGACGAAGGGCGGCTCGACCTCACCGATGATGCGGGCGACATGGGGCCAGAGGTGGCGCGGATCATTCGCACCTCGGCGCTTGCCCGCGACGCTGAACGGCTGGCACGGATAGCCCGCAGTGATGATGTCCACCGCGCCGCGCCACGGGCGGCCGTCGAAGGTTCCAACGTCGTCCCAGACAACAGCCTGATCCAGGGACGCGTCTTCCATCCGCGCCACGAGAGTGGCTGCGGCGAAGGTTTCCCGTTCGACATGGCCCACAGCACGATATCCGGGGATGGCGATAGTGAGACCGAGGTCGAGACCACCCGCGCCAGAGCAGAGGGAGAGGCCGAACAGGCATGCGTCTCCGGTTCCGGAAACGCGTCCGGAGGAAGGTAAAGCCAGGTCATGCATGTCACGCGGCGGTCTTGCGCTTTCGCGCGGGTTCAGGGGCGGCGTCCGTGTCCGGCGTATCGGCTGGTGGTTCGGCGTCGTCGCCCAGCCGCTCGGTTCTCACCTGCGCGAAGGTCCGGCCGTCGCCGTCGAGGATCGCGTCCTTGCCGGTTTCGGCCTGCCAGCGTTCAACGGCGACATCGATGTAGGCCGGGCTGATTTCCATCGCAAAGACGCGGCGGCCGTTGGCTTCGCCCGCCATGATCTGCGAGCCGGAGCCAGAGAATGGCTCGTAGCAAAGCCCGCCGCGTGTCACATGCTGGCGCATCGGGATCCCGAAGGCGTCGAGCGGTTTCGGCGTAGGGTGGTCGGGCCGGTCGTCCTTTGCGAAGCTGGGCAGCGCCCATGTCGATGGCAGGGTTTCCTCAGCCACCTTTGGCGGGCGGTTCGGGCGGCGCCAGCCCATGAAGCAGGGCTCGTGCTTCCAGAGGTAGTGCGACCGGGTCAGAACCCCGCGGTCCTTAACCCAGATGATCTGCTGATGGACGAAGGCACCGGCCTTTTCCCAGCAAGCCTCCAGCATCGCCTGGCGGCGCGAGGCGTGCCAGCAATACCACGCAGCATTTTCGGAGATCGCTTCCGCCACGGCGGCGGAAATGAAGCCGTCGTAAAGCTCGGCCCCCTGCGAACTGTCATCCCAGGTCGTGCCGTAGGACGCCGACCAATCCTTGTTCCGTGTCGGATGGTTGGAACCGTCGTAATCCACCAGATACGGCGGGTCGGTGGCGAACAGGATCGCCCGTTCGCCATTCATCAGACGGCGCACATCGGCCGCGCTGGTGCTGTCGCCGCAAAGCAGCCGATGGTCCCCGAGGATCCACAGATCGCCGGTCCGCGATGCCGGGTTACGCGGCGGTTCGGGGATGGTCACCGGCGGCATGGAACCCCCGGCGCCACCTTCTTCCCCGTCCTCTTCCGGCACAAAGGCCAGCAGCTTGTCCAACTCGCCGTCGGAAAAACCGACCAGCGACAGGTCGAAATCCTCTGCCAGCAGATCGTTCAGTTCCGCCGACAGCAACGCCACGTCCCAAGTGCCAAGTTCCGTCAGCTTGTTGTCCGCAATGCGATATGCCCGGCGCTGCGCCTCGGTCAGGTGGCCAAGCACGATCACCGGCGCTTCGGTCAAGCCCAGCTGCGTTGCCGCCAGCACCCGGCCATGACCCGCGATCAACTCGCCATCCTCGGCGACGAGGCAGGGCACGGTCCAACCGAACTCAGCCATGCTGGCCGCGATCTTGGCGACCTGATCCGCGCCATGCGCCTTGGCATTGCGAGCATAGGGCTGCAAGCGCGCGAGCGGCCATTGCTCGATGCGCTCCGGGGCGAAGCTCAGGGTCATATGGGGCGTCCTCTTGAAGGATGGGCTGGCTTCCGGGCTGGACCCCGGATGAGGAATCCACGCCGGATTTCACCGGCTGCAGGAATCCGGCGGTATCCACTCCGGAGTCCACCAGCCAAGTGCCTGTTTTATCGTGCTATCTGTGCCGTTTTCGGGTGGCTTCCCGAGGGGGTGGACTCCCAAAAAAACGGCTCTGTCGCTAGCGATGCGCCGCGCTTCGCCCGCCAGCATACGAATATGGCCAGGAAGGAACCAGAAATCAGTGGGTTAGCGGGATAGACCACGGCTGGACCCCTGCCGGACCCCGGAAACCAACCCGAAATCCAGCCGCATCGCCCAAAAGCAAAGGGGAGAGCGAACCCTTCGGCGCACTCTCCCCATCTTGCCTTCGGCATAGCACGAACATGTTGCAGATGTCGAAGGGAAAAGTGTTGCAACACATTGGAGTCGCTTACGCATTCAGTCGCGCCGCGATCTTGGTCAGCGCCAGCTGCCAGCGTCGCCAAGCGGTGGTGCGGTCGCAGCCCATCTCCCCGCTGATCTGCTTCCACGGCACGCGGGCCGCGCGCGACCAGACTAGCTTGCGCTCGACCTCCTCGATCCACAGCACCCAGTCCGAGGTCTGCTCCAGCCGCGTGATGGCAGCGGCCGATGGCCAGACCCGCATCGGCTCGGGTTCCATCGCCGCGATCTCGCGGCTGGTGCGGACGATCTGCGGCCAGGCGTTGAAGAACCCTTGCGCCTTCATGGGTGGCAGTTTTCGCAGCGTGCGGAACGCTTCCTCGAAATGATCGGCCACGCACTCGGCCGTCCAGATGCGATCAGCCATGGCGAACCTCCTTTCTCATCGGGCGGCGCCCGTAAAGCTTCTCGCCAAGTTGGCGGACCAGTTCGCGCTCCGGCCATGTCAGACGCTGATCGTCGGCCGACACCGCCAGCACGCCCTGTTCGTGCCAGCCCTCGCGCTTGACCTGCTCAGGATCGCGGCGCTGACCGCCGTAACCGTGGGGATGCCACCTCATGCGACACCCCCATTCGTTGCGATGGCCCAGAGCAGAAGCGCGATGGCATCGGCCTCGTTGTCGTCGGCGGGGTTGAAGCCACGGGCCCGGGCAACTGCGATCATCGCGTCTTTGTCGGCATTGCCCTTGCCGGTGGCGTGGCGCTTGATGGTGCCGACCGGGACGCCCTCGTAAGGCACGCCGCGCAGTTCAGCCCAAGCGGTCAGCGTGGCCATCAGGCCGCCATAGACATGGGCGGCGTCGGTCGCGACATGGCGACGGACCTCCTCGAACCAGATGGCTGCGATGGGACCGGACAGACGGTCCAACTCGCCCAGCCAGTTGGTGAAGCGCAGATAGCGCATGCCGCCACCGTCGAACCGGCTGGGGCGGAAACTGACAGTGCCGCTGGTGATCAGACCGTCATGGCCGCGCAGGGCCCATCCGGTGGTGGTGCCCAGATCAAGGGCGAGGATGCAGTGGTGGCTTGAACTGGTGACGGGCAGCAATTCAAACCTTGCGCTGTCGGATTTGGGGATCAGAGTCGTCGTAGCCATGATGGCTCTCCTGTCTTGGTGGGCTGGTCCTGGTGGAAGACGACGGCGGTCATGTGCTTGGCGGTACGGGCCGCCGTCGTCGGATCGGAGGATGGGGGACCTGTCAGGGCGGCCCGCGCGCCAGGCCTTTACGCATGGGATGAGTGGCCCACCCGAGGGTGGGGCCATCCCATACGTAGTATGGGGGTTCAGCACCTAACTGTTCCGAGGTTACCAACCTGCTGATTTCATTATAGAATAAGACTTCACGAAGTCTTCGGGCATGAGTTAGGGACCTAACTCTTATTTGCGCGTAACCCGTTGAATTCATTGAGTGCACAGTTGGCGCTGTCATATGAGTCAGGCCTCACTCATATGAGTTAGGTCGTCCTCGGACCCGTCCTGGTAGACCCAGACAGCCGGATTTTCGACCTGAAGGCTGAGCCCGGACTGCGGGCATTTGAAGTGGCTGGGCAGGACCGGACGGGCGGATGTGGTGACTTCGCCGGTGGCCGGATCGACCTCCTCGACGGGCAAACCGAACTGCATGCCTTCCACGCAGAGATAGCCGAACCGGGACCGGGTGACGGGGTAGCCAAAGCTCGAAGGGTCGCGCAGGAACTTCACGAAACCCTTGGTGGCGAGCACGCTCAGGCGTTCGCGGATGGTGTGCTTGCTGCCCAGACCGCCCCGGTTCTCGAAGGTCTCGGCAAACTGCATGGCGGTGTAGAGCCGCTCTCCCGCCGCCTCATCGAGCAACATGCCGAGGATGACATCATGCTTGCGCAGCCGTTCGGCGTCGAACTTGGCCCCGACCTCCTTGCGCACCAGCCGCTCATTCAGCGGGTTCAATTCGACCCAGCGACCCGCGACCTTGTCGATCAGCTTGCCCGGCAGCGCGGGGCCATTGCGCAACTCGATTTCCAGGCGGCGCTGGGTGCTGTCCTCGTCGGGCCGGTGCATGAGAAGACCCGAGGTGTAAAAGCCCCGCAGCGCGCTGGCGCCGGAGAGGGCGAGGAAGGGGTCGTCCTTGACCTGGTGTTTGGCGGCCTTGCGTGTGTGGTGGGCGAGGATGACGCCCGCGTCCGGATTGATCGCCTCGCGCAGAACCTCCACCCGGTCCTTCAGGAAGAACATCATGGCAGTGTTGTCGTTTTCGCCGCCGCCTTCGGGGCCGCCGTCAAAGAGGTTGCGGATCGGATCGATGACGATGATGTCGGGTAGCTCGTCGGGGAAAGCCACCCGGATGGCCTCGACGATGCGGGTAACACCGTCGGCATCCAGCAGCAGCTTCAGCTTGGGCGTGGCGATGAAAGTGTCGCGTGCGGCGGCGATCACCCCGGGCGATAGGCTGATCTGCTGCATCCGTTCGCGCAGGTAGTGATACTGGATCTCCGCCTGCAGATAGAACACGCGCAGCGGCCGGGGTGGTGTGAAGCCGAGGAACGGTACCCCCGCGGCCATGTTGACAAGCCACGAGATCAGGAAGTCGCTCTTGCCGACCTTGGGCGCTCCGCCCAACACCAGCAGCCCGCCCGGCGTCAGGACGCGCGGCGCGATGATGTCATCGGGCATCGGGCTGCGATCATCGAGCAGTGCGCCAAGACTGAAGGTTGGCAGCGGGCTGGCGGGGGCGTTGATGCGTGCCGCGCGAATGAGCGGCGGGCCGTTGCGCTTCACATGCAGTGCCCAGAGGCGTTCGGCCTCGGCCTGAAGCCGATCGAGCGGCCATTCGGGGCGCAGCATGGCAGCGTTGTAGCCGCAGATCGCCTCCCAGCCTTCGGCAGGGTCAATGCGGCCATCGTGGACCAGGCGGATGTAATGCCCGATGGCGGCGCTCGCCCCCTGAAATCGCGACCAGTCATCCACCGCACCCTCGCGCACCGGTGTGGTCAGGACGGCATCAACACCGGGCTTGGTGACGGACAGCGGAGGACTGGCCATGCCAACGCCCGGCAGCGGCGGCATGTCGGCCACCCTTTCCGCGAAATCCGCCAGATCGACTTCGACCGGGTCGTAGTTGCGGATCTGTACCAACCGCTGGTGCCCGTTCTTGTGATAGACCGTACCCGCGACACGGATAGGCTGGTGCGCAGAGCGGAAATGCGTGTCGCCGCCGACCTTCACCGCGATATCACCGCGCAGGCGGCACAGGGTGGCCAGATCCTCGCCATCGGCGGGTTCGGTCAGTTTCCACCAGACGTGCAGCTTGGCCGCGCCCTCGGGCGTGCGGCCACCGCTTTCTACGATCAGCGTGGGCGTGCCGAGGTGACTGACGATGTGATCCAGCTTGGCCGGGATGTCGCCCGCATCCAGATCAACCACGAGGGCCTGCATCTGCAGCACATCGGCGGCACGGGCCTGACCTTGTTCAGCGACCGTGCCGGGGATGACATAGACGGCCGCCCCTTCACGATTGGCCCATGCCGCGAAGGTCGCCAGTTTTTCGCGGGCGGTACCATCGGCCGCGATCCAGATGTTGTGCGGCTTGCCGTCCCGGCCTTGTCCCTTGTCGACGAAGCCGCGCAGGGGGATCAGCCCTTCGCACCAGCTGAACACGGTGTCGAGGAAGGTAGAAATCTGATCGGGGTCAGGATCGCAGCCGAACGGGTTTTCGGCCGGGGGGCCATCGTTGAAGTCCATCCACGGGTTGAAATGCAGAATGCTGTCGTCACTCACCGATCCAGCCTCCAGCAGCGCGCGGCCCATGGGCAGAAGCGGCATTCGAAGAAATCAGCACTGGCAGCGATGCGGGGCAGCAATTCACCCGCGTCGGTCGCCTGCAGGATCCGCACCCCGCGATCCGACATGCGCTGCGCAAGATCGGCATCGAAGGGCACCTGCTCATAGTGCATCTCGGCCGTGTCCTTGTTGATCGCGGTGAACACGGCAGGCGCGGCGCTGATGCCGGGCACGCTGGCTTCCATGTAGGCCTGATAGACGGCGATCTGGGCGGCATAGACCGGCTTGGACTTCGTGACCCCGTCCTTGACGCAGGCGCGCCAGTTCTTGGCGTTCATGGTCTTGCATTCCCAGAGCGCGGGAACGGCGAGATCGAAACCCACGGGGCCAGCAGCGATGATGCCGTCGACATGGCCCCGGATGCGCCCACCCGCGACCGAAAAGCCGAACTGGCCGCCATCGGGTCGGTTGCCCTTCCGGGTGTAAAGGTCGAAGCCCGCGTCGCGCAGCCAGGCCACGGCCAGATCCTCCAGCGCATGGCCGATGGCGAAGATGCGCAGCGCCTGGCCGCCGAAGTCCTGGCCCTCGTCTTTCGGCGTGGCCGTGAATTCGAACTGCAGGGCGCGTTCGCAGGCGTGGCCGAGGCGGGATCCACCAAGATAGTCACGGGGTGTGCGCGTCGCCTGATCGGCGGTCAGGGCCTGATCGACGGTGGCATTGACCTGGTCAGCGAAGCTGGGGCGGTGGCTGAAGTCCAGTGTCAAAACGGCACCTCTGGCGCATTGGCTTTGGCGATGTCGGACATGGCCTCACGGAAACCCTCGACGGATTCCTCGATGAGGGCGCGGACCTGCGCCTCGGTCAGACCGGCCAGCAGGGTGGACCAGCCGATCTCATCCATCAGCAGGGCGACGCGTTTCATGGTGGCGCTGACGGCCGCACGTTCTTCATCGGTCAGGTCAACCACGGCCACACGCTCCCGCGCCAAACACGTCCAGTAGCCTTGGCAGGACATCGAGCAGAACCAGACCGATGGCCGGGGCCGCTTCGAGAGCACCGGATCGAACCAGCCAAAGCCACGGCTGGGTTGCCGGCAGACAGCACAGAGTGTTCCACGCGGATGCCATAGCCGCCGCCGGTCCTCGGCCGTGATGATGGTGATGGAAGTCATGGGTCATGCCGCCCTCCGTTCGGGGCTGGCCGCGCTGTCGATCAGCTGGCGGATGGCGCGCTTGTTGAAACCGAAGGTCATCAGCGCCGAGGCGCGGTAGCGCGTCAGGCCAAAGTCATGGCGGCACTCGGGCGGCAGATATTGCAGTTGCTTTTCGGTCGGCGGCTGGCGCAGCCAGGAACGGGTCTTGAAGGCGCTTTCGTCGGTTTCATGGGTGTTCAGCCAGTCGTCGGCCTGCGCGAGGCAGACGGTTCGTTCGCCCACACCCAGCAGGTGCGGGCGTTCGCCCTTCGCCCCGCCTACGGCAAACCAGACCCCGTCCAGCCAGAAGATGCCGCCCCAGGCTGTGAAGCCGGTTGCCATCATCGCGTCGTCGGTGCCGAAAAGGTCGACCCATGCGAAGCTGGACCGTTTCAGCAGGTCGATCTCGGTCATGATGAAACCCGAAAGCGGGACCGTGCCGCCGCCTTCGCCGCCGTCTTCATCCTCCCGCGGGAAAACCTCGCCACAGAGCGGGCATTCGGTTGCTGCCAGCGGGATTTCAGCGCCGCAGCCGGGGCAGGACTTGGTCGGCGCATCGCCAACCTCGGTCTTGCCGTCCAGATCGACATCCTGTTCCAGCGTGCCGTGGATCAGGCTGGAAGTGCCGAAGTCCAGCACGACGCAATCGGTCTTCACGATGCCGGGGTGTTCTTCCGGATCCACGATGCGCAGGCCGCGCCCTACCATCTGGATCATGGTGGACTTGTAGGATGAGGGGCGCAGCAACACGACACAGGAGGTGGGCGGGTGATCCCAGCCTTCGGTCAGCACTGCCACATTCACGATGACGCGGATGCTGCCCGCCGCATAGTCGGCAAGGATCGCCTTGCGCGTGTCGGACGCCAGATCGCCATGGATCAGCGCCGCCGTGATCCCAGCTGCGCGGAAAGCTTCGGTGACATGTTCGGCATGGGCGACCGTGGAACAGAAAATCACGGTTTGCCGGTCGCCCGCCTTTTCCTTCCAGTGGCGGATCACCTCATCGGTGACCGGCGCGCGGTCCATGATGCCCGCCACTTCAGCCATGTCGAAATCCGACAGGGTCTTGCGGACCGACCGCAATTCGTCCTGCACGCCTACGTCGATAACGAAGGTCCGGGGCGGCACCAGATGGCCCGAGGCGATCAACTCGCCCAGCCGCACCTGGTCGGCCACGTTGTCGAAAACCTCGCGCAGCCCTTTCTTGTCGCCCCGGTTCGGCGTCGCCGTGACCCCGAAGATGCGGGCATCGGGATTGGCATCGCGCACCCGATCAATGATGCGGCGGTAGCTGTCGGCCACCGCGTGATGCGCTTCGTCGATCACCAGCAGATCAAGGCGCGGCATGTCGGCCAGGTTCGATGCCCGGGCCAGCGTGGGCACCATGGCGAAGGCGACCTGGCCACCCCAGGATTTCTCGGTGGCGTCGATCACGGAGGTGGAAATCCCCGGCACCACCCGCTGGAACTTGGCGCGGTTCTGGGCGGTCAGTTCGTCGCGATGGGCCAGCACGCAGGCCTTGGCCCCCGAATTCTTTGACATGGCACCGATCATTTCGCCGGTGACCGCCGAAAGCATGATGGTCTTGCCAGCACCAGTGGGTGCCACGCCCAGCGTGTTGCCGCGGGAGGCGAGCGCAGCCACACTGCGCTCGACGAAGGTTTTCTGGCGGGGGCGCAGGCGCATGGCCGATCCCCCCTTACTGCGCCCAGCTCGGCCGACCGGCATTGCCGGGGGCGGAAGCGGGCTGGCTGGGACGGGTGGCGGCGGCCGTCTGCTGCGGGGCATAGCCTTGCGGCGCGGCAGTGCTGATCGGCAAGGCGGCCGTCCCCATCAGGGCGGCATAGTCGCGGTGGTCCGGCGTCACCGCGCCCCGCACTTCGTTCTTGTCGTCGCCGTTGGTGTCTTGGCCGATGTCGATCCGGGCCACGAATTCCAGCCCGTCCAGATCGCCGAACCCGTTGATGCGGCGGCGGGCCTGCGCTTCGGGCGAGTTGTCCTTGTCGGAAATCCCGCGCGCCGAGTTCAGGATGCCGCGGATCAGGCTGCGGCCCATATTGGCCCAATCCGGGCCCTTGGGGCTGTAGAGGCCGATCAGCGACCAGATCTTGCGGCGGGCATAGGGCCCGTCGACCACCGTGTATTCGGCGTCGAGGTAGACCGCACCGGTCGCGGCGCGCTTGGCGAAACCGCCGGTCCAGCCCTGCGAGGGATCATCGAAGCCACCGGGGCGGATGGTCAGGCGCACTTTGGCCAGCGTGCCCTTGGGGATGACGTTGGAGTTGGATTGGGCGGAGTTGAAGTCGTTCCAGATACCGGACATGGCACGGTTCCTTTCAGTTCGAGTTGGTGGAAGGAGTGATTTCTGCCGACGATGCGGCAGGGTCGGCCGAGGCGACGGCCGGATAACTCAGGCGTTCCATTGCCGGGCGGATCGGGCTCTGGATCTTGGCCATCAGCCGTCCGAGGTGCGGTTCCTCGACCATGGCCAGACGCCCCGAACGATCCTTCGCGGGGTAGTTCCAGGGGTTCAGCGTCTGGCAGACGAAGGTGCGCTGGGGCTGGCCATTGGCATCGGCGATGTCGGCCATGGTGATGACCTGGTCGACGATCCCCGGCAGCTCCAAGCCGGTCTTGCTGCCATCGATCTGTGGCTGGAAGACCTTGCGATTGAAGTCGTCCAGCTTCTCGTCGAGGATGCCCACGAACCAGACATGCTTGCCCCGCGCATGCTGCAGGTGGGTCAACCACCCGATCATCTCGCGGCCATGGAGCCCGTATGCTCCCCGGATATCCGGCTTGCCGGTCTTGTCCGAGAATGCCTCGGGTTGACCCCGGCACCACTGAAAGCAAAGCCGACCAGCCACGGTGATGCTGTCGATGAAGATCGTCTCGTAGCGATCAACCACGGCCGGATCGCCGAACCGGCCGCTCACCTCGTCGAAATGCGCCTGGCTGTAGGGCTGGTCTTCGCGCAGTGCCGGGTTCGGCCCGCCGATGAACACGGCGAAGTCGCGGCATTCCTTCCAGGTGCGGGGCCGCAGCGTGTCGCCATCCCAGCCCTCGACCGCCAGATCCCCAGCTTCGAGATCCATGAAGAGCGTGGTCGGGGCATTCAGCGTCCACAGGAGGCTGGTCTTGCCGATACCCGACCGGCCAAAGATGCAGCCCTTGATGCCTTTGCGCTGCGCCAGCCGCTCGTCGGCGCTGATGATCGGGAGGGCCATCACTTGCCCCCCTTCGCTGTGATCAACGCATCGCTTGCGATGTCTGCGCCCCGAGCGCCGACTTTGCGCGCTTCGTCCTGTAAGGTCCGCAAAGCATCGATCTCGCGGTAGAGGACCGAGGACCGTTCGTTCAGTGCGATTAGCGCGAAGGCCAGATCGTCCACAGTCGCGGTTTCGATCGGCTTGACCGTCTCTTCGCGGCGGTTGCCCAACGCGGGGATCCGGACGGTTTCTGGCAGCTTCTCGAGGCCATAATGGCGCGCGCGCAGCTGGCCCAGTTTGCTCTGGCCGATCATTTCGTCACCTCGTCGTTCAGGGAAAAGCGGAAGCGCTGCTTGCCGGTCCGGACCGTGCGCGCGCCGTCGAACGCCATGCGGATATGCGCGGGCCAGGCGGAGTACTTGCGCTCGGCAACATCAAAGGAGATGTCGACGTACTCGGTGGGGTTCTCGCCATCCGCCTTGATCCGATCAACGAGGGCCGCGAGCTTCGCCTGGTCCCAATCGACCCGCTTGGGCAGTTCAGCGACGACGGTCACGGCACCATCAGCGAAGCGGACCGTGCCGGTGTCTTTGCCATCAGCATTGCGCGCGGCATGGGCCCGGTCGCCGTACTTCAGTGCGATCGCTCCATCGAGCCAGTCGCAGAGGCTCTTTGCTGTGCGCAGTTGGTCTTCGGCTTCCAGACGCAGAGGGGCGAGTTCTTCGCCCGAAAGCGCGGCGATGGCGCCGATCGGCATGCCGCGCAGATCATTGAGGGTGATGCGGTTGGGGATGTTCACGACCTCCCCCTCACGCGAACTTTACGGCAGGCTTGTCAGCCGTGCTCGCGCAGTGGCGGTCGGCTTCAAAAGCCTCGACATCATCGAGCCGGTACACGACCCGGCCACCGATCTTGATGAAAGCGGGCCCCTCGCCCGTCCAACGCCAGCGCTCGAGCGTGCGCGGGCTGATTTTCCAGCGAGCTGCGAGCTCGACCTGGTTCATGTGGGTGGTCGTCATCTTCTACTCCTTCGGATCAGATCGCGTCCGAAGGCAAAATCACGCAGATGATGGGAGAAGAGCGACGACCAGGCCGGGAGAAGAACGGGGAGAAATTACCCTAGAACTCGAACCCCCAGAGTCCGTTATTCGATTTTAGGTAGGATTCGAGACGGGCCCACTTCGCATTGCCGAAAGTGCGTCGCAACGATCCGGATCCCGAACCTGCGGCCGTCAGCAACTCTTCTGCTGAGTAGCGCCTGCCCTCCTTGTGGCCGGCTACAAGCGCTCGAATGATCTTGATCTGGATATCGGTCTTGAAGCTGACCGGCTCGCCGCCAAGGATGCTCAGCCGCTTGCCATCGGGCGACAAGTTCAAGACCCCTGTCGGATCTGACGGATGCGCTCCATCAAGACGGGCCCCAAGCATCTCTGGATGGACCGCAAGCCCATCGTTGAAATCAATCAGGTCACGAAAATTGACCACAACCTGCCCAGGCACTGACGCGAGCTTGATCAATCTCGATGGTGTCGTTGTCAGCACGATGCGCGTGCGCGGCGCTGGTCGTGACTTTGCCACCTCTGAGACCTTTGTCGCGACGGCCTCGTCTGCCAGCCTGCGTGCAAACCAGACTGGCATTCGCTCGGCACGGCGACCCAGCCGAACATCTCCAATTTCCCACAAGAGATCGGGACACAACATGATCGGACCGTGGCGGGCGACCAGATCGAACTGCGCTGTCAATCTTGCGATGACTGCCATCATGTCCAACCGATAGAGAGCCGTCTGTTGTGGAGCAACTTTCACCCAGCCTGCGGCGTTGCTGAAATAGCCGTGGGAGCCATCATTTGGCGACCAGATCAGGGGAACCGGCTCATCGTCGTGGTCGACCAGCGAGGTGGTCAATTTGTCATCGCCATTGCGCACCAAAAGGCCCGCGGCGAGAAGCTGCCTTCCCGCCGCGGCAAAGTATGTTGACAGCGCCATGGCCGAGATGGATCCCCGTTGAGTCTCAGCAATTGTGCTGATCAGGTCCAACGTCGGTTGATCAATCCTCGAAGAGCGGCTGGTCATCGACCAGGATCCCCCAACGGCGCATGTACTTCTCGCCGATAAGCTGTTCCTGTTCGGTCTGATCCTTGAGGTTGCACCCGTGTGGCATCGTCACCGCAAGAGTCAAAGACCGACCACGACGCGCATCTCCCTTGGGGTAAAACTTGATCGCCAGCTTGGCTTGCGTGATCACCCATCCGCGCCCTAGGGGATTCGTGGCGCCGAACTCCTCGTCCGCCATGTCCCAGATCGTGCCGCCCGCGCGAGCCGTATTTTCGAGCGTGACCCTTCGACCCTCGTGATCGATCGGCATCAGGCGCAATTGGCGAACATCAACCCGCTCGATTCCGTCCTCTAGGTCAGTCGGGAAGCCGAACCGGTTGCGCAGCACCGAAAGGTCGTATTGACGCATCGGGACCTTTTCGCTGCTAAACTCGACACCCAGAAGGTGGCGAGCAACGAACTGCGCGAGCTCCGAACGGCTTTCACGGTCATTGGCCACGACTTCAATGACACCCGTCGATGGCTCATAGGTCATGGCCGCTTCAAAAACGGGACGATAGGCACGTCGGACAAGTTCCCCATCGTCGTCGAAAGCAAAGTGATCGTCGGGCAAGCCTTCCCGGTAGACCGTGATCTGGACCAGTTCGCAGTCTTCGCCATCAAAAGTCGGGCGAACACGTTCGAAGATGTCGACGTGAATGTTGTTCGACGCAAACCGCTCGCGCAGTGCCGCCCGGAAGGCATCGACCGCGATCGGATCCCGCCGCACCGCACAATCGAGGTCACAGATGAAACCATCCCAGCTGCGGCCGCGACGGCGTTCATCGGTGAAGCGGACTTCCTCCGCATGCTGGAACTGCATGCGCTGGTTCAGGAACATCCAGAGCGACCGGTCATAAGCGTTGGCAAGACCGTCGAGGATAGCCCGATCATGGATGACGCTGTAGATGGCCACTTGCCCGGCATCATCAGACATCGACCCGACTCGGTCTGCATCGTTGACGACACGGCCGCGCGCCGCGTCGTCCATGTTATCCACGGCCTGAAGCAGCGGTCGAACCACATCAGGCTCGGGGACATCCCAATCCAGCGTCGTCGGCAGCTCGATCCCGGAAGTATTGAAGTAGGCCCGAAGCGATGCGGCGGGCGTGTTGCGGATGAAGCTGGTGATCGACGCCATCTGGAAACTCTCCTTAGCCTTTGATCTTGCGGGGATCGTTACCGTGCGAATCCGATTGCCCGATCCGACCATCCTGGTTGTGGACCTTGAGCTCGGTCCCAGCGTTGCGGCTCATCTCGCGACCGCGATCCACCGCTTCCCGCTTGGTGTCAAAGTGCCCGCTGGCACGCTCTGCCCCACCGCGACGGATATCCCAGCCGCCACCGTTGCTGGGCACCACATGATGGGTGCCCGGTTCCTTGCTTTTGGCCATATCGACCTCCTATGTCTTGTAATGGCGTGAATCAAAGTTCGCGATAGCGAACCTGCGCAGAAGATAGGGATTGCACGTACTGCGTGTCAAGAACTAGATGTATGGTAACAACGAACCCCCGGCACAAAGGAGGATTGCCGTGCCAACACCATTGGGCGAGCGCGTGCGCGAACTCAGACTGAAGCGCAGCCTGACGCTGGAGGGCCTCGCGGAGAAGGTCGGATCTAGCAAGAGTTACATGTGGGAGATCGAAAACAAGGAGGTAACGCGGCCATCGGCAGAAAAACTGAGCCAGATAGCCTTGGCGCTCGACACCACAACCGAATATCTGCTTGCAGGCGACGGGGCCAATGAAGAAAATGCCGATGACCTGGCATTCTTTCGCAAATACAAAGGGATGACGACCGACTCAAAAGAACGGCTGCGCAAGATGCTGAACATACTGGACGACGATTGATGGCAAAGGACGGAAAGAAAACGCCCCAAAGAGAAGCCAACCGCCTGTCCATAATGCTTCGCATGGCGCTCGGGGAGAATCGCTTTCCCATCGACATCCAGCAACTCGCGCTTGAAGTCTCGAAGAACAACGAAGACCCCATCGAAAAGGTCGTCAGCGGCGAACTTCCCGGATTTGAAGGAATGCTTCGAGCCCATCGCAAGCGGCCTGCATGGCACATCGTCTACAACGAAGAACCCCGCTATCGCGGCCGCGAACGCTTCACAGTCGCGCACGAACTTGGCCATTACATGTTGCACCGCCCCAAGCTTGGTCAGGCCGACTACCCTGGCGGACAACTGGCGCGAAGCTGCGATTTTCAATGCCTACCGCTCCAGTCAAATGCATGGAAAGCTGCGGAAAAGCAGCGTGAAGAGGAAGCGGATACGTTCGCTTCCTACCTTCTGATGCCGCTTGACGACTATCGGATTCAGGTCGATGGCCAGGAAATAACGCGTAGCCTGCTGGGGCATATCACAGACCGCTACGGCGTGTCGCTGTTGGCTGCCGTCAGAAAATGGATCGAGTTTACTGATCGGCGCGCAGCAATGGTGGTTGCGACCGACGGGTTCGCATTATGGGGACGTGCCAGCAGGGCAGCTTTCAAGAGCGGTGTGTTCATCCCGTCGGGCATGGAGATTCCGGATGGCTCGATCGCGGCACTGGGGTCTACCGCACTTCAGTCGGGGGAGGATTGCGCCGTGGCACTTCCAAGTGGCATCTGGACTTTCAGCCGTGGCTCCGAACCGGCGCGGGAACTCACCTTCTTTTCAGAGCGTCTCGGGATGTCGGTTTCTCTGCTGCACTTCGATGATGACGGCAGAGGTGCCGAGATCATCGAGGAGGAACCTTGGGATGCTTATGATCAGTTCACGGCCAATGGCCAATTTCCCGCCTAACCATGCTTCAAGAAGATAAATATCAAACAGATACCTAACGACGACAAGGGGCGATGAGATGACAGAAACCACCGATGCTCCGAAATTCTACTGGTTCGTAGGCGCAAGTTTTGGCAGGACTGAAGACCAGACGCCTCGATTTCTGAGCGAAGGCATCTGGGAGAACGGCTACGACGACAAGCATCTCGACCTGGTTCGCTCCATTCAGCCCGGCGACAGGATCGCGATCAAGTCAACCTTCACCCGAAAGCACAATCTGCCCTTCGACAATCGTGGGAATACCGTATCAGTCATGGCCATCAAGGCGATCGGCACGGTCACCGAGAACCTGAACGACGGGAAGCGCGTGCGGGTATCATGGGTCAAACAAGAGCCACAGCGTGAATGGTACTTCTACACGTACCGTGAGGTGATTTGGCGACTCGCGCGTGGGGTTGGGGATTGGGGTGCCGACGGGCTGATCGCCTTCACCTTTGAAGACAAACCACAAGATATCGACCGTTGGCGCAACGAGCCTTATTGGCGAGAAAGATTCGGCGATGGGTCGGTCCGGCAGCGCTTTCTTTGGACTGATTTCTATGAGGCCGTGGCTGAAAAGCTGTTGGAATTCCGGGCCGACCGAAAGCCGTTGATCGAGGGTATTCATAAGATCGCAACCAAAGTGACGGGTCTTTCGTACCTACAGGACAAATTCGCAGACGGAACGACGGGCCCGCTTCAGGACATTTGTCCCTTCACCGCGATGGGCACATTCAACCGGTCGATGACTGACGCGAACAGGAAAGTGATCGCGGCCGAAATAGCCAAGCTACTCGGCGTTTCCGTGCCTGTTCCAGACACATTCGATGGAATCCCTGTTCTAAACAACCAGCGTTCATGGTTCTTCTCATATGCAGAAAAGCGTGGTGACGGCGACATCGAAGCGCTCTGGCGCGTTTTTTCGGCGGCGGCCGAGTTCGTGGGCTCCGATCTTCCCGAGCACCGCACGGAGCTGGCTCACGCCTATGATGGCGCCACGCAAGTTTGGGGCGTTGCATGGAACCTTTCCACCGGCCTCTACTGGGCTCACCCATGGGAGTTCCCCACTCTGGACAGCCAGTCCCGACACTATATCGCAAAGCGCCTCAGCATTCCTGTTCCCACGACAGGGCAACAAAAGCCCGCAGATGCAGATGGTTATCTCAAGCTGATCGACGACCTGAAGGCCCGATTTACCGAGGACGGCTATCCGGTGCACAGTTTTCCCGAGTTGTCCTTGGCGTCCTGGCACTACAAAGATCCGGCAGAACCGGAGAAATCGATTTTGGACGACGGGTCGGCTGACGATTTTGGTGACGCCGAGGATCAGCAAAAAGGTGTTGTCCAGCCAGCACCAGTTTTTGAACCCTATTCGGTAGCCGACGTCCTAAAGGACGGCTGCTTTCTTTCGCAAGCCGAGGTCGAGCGACTTCTGGAAAGGCTCCGGACGAAGAAGAACCTGATCCTTCAGGGTCCGCCGGGAACGGGAAAGACATGGATCGCCAAGCGGCTTGCTTACGCGTTGATGGGTGAGAAGGACGACAGCAGGATCCGAGCGGTCCAGTTCCACCCGAACCTATCGTATGAAGACTTCGTGCGGGGCTGGCGGCCAACCGGCGACGGCAAGCTTGCACTGGCTGATGGCGTCTTCATGGAGGCGATCCGCGCAGCCTCAAAAAGCCCGACTTGGAAATTTGTGGTGGTAATCGAAGAGATCAATCGGGGAAACCCCGCGCAGATTTTCGGGGAACTCCTGACGCTGCTAGAAGCCGGGAAACGGACTCCCAGCGAGGCCCTCGAACTCTGCTATGCGGATGCCGATGGCAAGCGGAGGCCCGTGCACGTGCCGGAGAACCTGCATGTGATTGGCACGATGAATATCGCCGACCGCTCACTTGCTCTGGTGGATCTGGCATTTCGACGACGTTTTGCCTTTGCAACGCTGGAACCGAAGCTCGGGGATTCCTGGCGAGGCTGGGTGATCCAGCAATGCGGCATTGATCCGGATCTGGCACAGGGGATCGAACAGCGTCTTTCCAGCCTCAACCAGAAGATCGAGCAGGATCTCGGGATCCAGTTCCGCATCGGTCATAGTTACGTCACCCCGCCCCAACGCCTTGAACCGGGATCTACTCGCGACTGGTTTGTTCAGGTCGCAGAAACCGAGATTGGCCCGTTGCTGGAAGAGTACTGGTTCGACTCTCCCAAGACCGCGAAGGATGCGCTCGAAAAGCTGATTGCAGGATGGTGATGGAATCCGCACTCATCGAGTCGGATGGCTACGCCGCGCCGGGTCATGGCTATATTGGCGCAATCCCGGTCAGAAACATCTGGCTTTTGATGCTCTACGCATCCGACCTGTTTCGCATCAAAGGGACGGATGAGACGGGCATTGAGGACATGCCTGATGATCTGCCCGACTTGGTCGGGCAGATTCTGGCGCGCGCGGTAGAGCAGCGGCAACGGCGCAGATTGAGCCTTGGCTACAAACAGAGAACGGACGCACTTAACCGGGTGCGCGGCAGAATTGACGTCCTGACGACTGAGCGTCACCAACTGTTGGCACGGGGGCTTGTGGCCTGCAGGTTCGACGAACTCACAGTTGATACACTGAGAAATCGCTTCGTACGCGCAGCTCTTGAACTGATCTCGCGGCTTGCAGCACGGCCAGATGTCGTCCGTCGCTGCCGCAGATTGGCGAACGAGATGAAAATGATGGGCGTGTCCGGTGCTGCGCCGACCTTGCGCGAAATGAGCACAGACCGCTTTGGCCGACACGACGTGGAAGATCAGGAGATGGTCGCGGCCGCAAAGCTGGCCTTCGAGCTGGCCATTCCCACTGAAGTCGCCGGACCACAGAAAATGCCACTATCGGACCGCGATGAGCGCTGGGTGCGCCGACTGTTCGAGCGCGCCGTCGGTGGCTTCTTTCAGGTTGTCTTGCCGCCAACAGAATGGCTGGTCAGCACCGGCGGCGCCTTGGCTTGGCCGACAACAGCTGGCACAGAAGGAATTGACCGCATCCTTCCCGGCATGAGAACAGACATCGTCCTAGATGACAAAGTCGCCCGGCGAAGGATCGTCATCGACACCAAGTTCAATGCGATTGTGACGACCGGCTGGTATCGGGAAGAAAGCCTCCGAAGCGGATACCTGTATCAGATGTACGCCTATCTGCGATCACAAGAGGGCTCCGGCGATGGATATTCTGACGACGCCGAAGGGCTGCTGCTGCATCCAGCAGTTGGTTCCCATCTCGACGAATCCGTCATCATTCAGGGCCACAAGATCAGATTCATGACGGTCGACCTGACGGCCAGCGCTTCGGACATTCGCGCGGAGTTGCTGCGCGTGCCACAATGAAAGGGACCTCACTCTAGGTCAGGTGAAAGCGTAAGCGTTCAGGCAGGACTGGCGCAAATCCAGTCTGACGCCTGCTGAAGCCAGCTAAGATGCGCGCATGCCCTTTACATGGCGCGCCAACCCATTGACATTTGGATAAGTTCCAAACGGAGCATCGAAAACAAGCATGGCGACTTTCGGGTGGGTTCGTGAAGACGGAATGGATGCCTTCTTCGAAGGCACAGATCGTGTGCCCAATCCTGGACCTGCCCCAGAGCCGACATACTCATGCCCGTTCTGCAAGGCTGTAGTAGGTGACAGACGCGCTCTTCAGGATCACGTTTCTGATCATCACCGCGTTGAGCGGCCACTTATCCTGCTTTGGGGAACTGAACCTTCGCAGCATAGGGTCATACGGGTTCCCCTGCGGAATTCAGAAATCATCGTCGCGAATGTTACGTCAGCCCAAGTTGCCGTCGATGGGATGCCCTTTCAGACAGTCGCCTTGAACAAGCTTGCTCAGCAGGTTTCCGATCTAAGGCAGGCGGAAGTTTCCCTCCGCCTGTCCAACAGCTCGCAAGTGAATGCCGCACCAGTGACAACCTCGTATACTCTTTCGATCAGGATTGCGGAAACTCGTGATCTTAAGGAAGTCGAAAGGGCATACGACGAAGTCATCATGTCCGCGCCGATTTCCCGGGCCTCAATTAGACGCTTTCTGGCAGATCCGAGATCAACAGGCGCGGGATCCGAATACGCGGCGGGGTTGGCAGATTATTCGTTAGGCGTTCTACTCAAGGAAAGACCAGAAACGGAAGCACTTACAACCCCGTTCGCTCGGTATCGGGAGTTATACGGTTCCGCGGTCCAACGCCTGACTGACTTTGATCGGCCGCTGGCACGGCTAGTTGGAGATGTTATCCGGTTCGCCCTGAACGACTTTTCTCGGACCACGACGGAAACTGGCTTCCGGGAACTGGACATTGCGAATGGGCTTCTGAAGGATCCCAGCCAAGATCTTTGTCTACCTGTCGACGAAGATGGGGTACGCAGATCGGTCTGCCCAATCGACCATGCCACCAGCCGGGTCTTGAACTTGGCTGGGCGTATGAGCAAACAAACCAGGTGGAGCCCCATTCTTGATGGCGAATGCAGAGAGATCGCCAATTCGGAGCTCTTGGATGCTTCTGACCGTCAAAAAGCTTTGGCGATCTGGGCTGTCGCTGCATGGCGACTTAGCGCCAAGCAAAGTGCTATTGAGCCGCTGAGACAAATCTCGGCTACATATCCGTTCAGCACATGGGCTGAATCCTATCTAGAGAGCGCGACAAAGTGACAATAGAGACCGAAGAAAACAAAGTTCCGCGCACGACTCCAGCACACGCCGATGCGGCCAGAATTGGCACCCATCAGAAATCACCTGCGGAAGAGATACAAATCTCCCCGACAATTTCTGGATACTTCCAGGAACCAAAGGCAACTGTGCCCGCATTCTTCAAGGTATTGCGTACACTTGACATCAAGCGTTTCGCGCAAGGCGACGAAGCTCATGCAGTTGGTCTCATGGAAAAGATGGATCCGACTGGGGACCGCTTGTGGGGACTTATGTCACAGGGATCCCTGCCAGAATCAGTGGACAGGTGGATTTGGGGGGCGGCACAACAGCGCTTGAAATCTGTGCTCGGCGAAGACTTCGATCCGCAGGACCATGACGCTGATCGTATTTTGAAGTCACTCCGGGATAGGCTCGCACCGATTGTGAAATCTGAGGACAAAATCGAGAGCAAGAGCGCTGAGAACTGGCTGCGACTGGGAATCTGCTGGTTGGTTGAAAAGCGTTCTCTGCCGCCTTGGGGAATAGCCGAGCGCATGCTGCCATATCTGTTCGTCGATCCGATGGCTGCCGCCCGTTTGTCCAAGCGAGCATTGCAGCGGGGGAAACCGAACGAATTTCGGCTTGCGATCTCCATGGCGGGGTTGGGCCAGGAAATGGTCAAGACGGCACAGTCGGAGCGCGACTCAGAAAGGCTATCTGCTGCCGACTTGCGCCACCGCCTGGCGGATGCACGGTCGACTATCGAGCGGCTGCACGCTGAGGCCGAAGCACTGCGCGCCGAACTTGATCAAAAGGTGAAGCGCTTGGTGGTGATCGAGGCGCAGCTAACGGCCGAACGTCAGCATTGGGGTCATGATCTGACCGAAGCGAAAGCTGAGCAAAAGGTTCTGCTCGGAGAGAGGGTCGCGCCGTTGCTGTCTGACGCGATCGATGCTCTGGAGATCGAGCCGTCCGCACCTGGCGTGGCGCTGAGGCGATTGAAGGCAATTCTCTCGATCATTGGTGAGGCGAAAGCATGACCGGCACTGTTTTTGGAATCGACTTTGGAACGACAAACAGTCTTGCGGCAATGATTGTGGGCGATCGTGCGTTGTCACTGGCGGATCAGGTTACGAACCGACCACACCCGTCGGTCATCTGGTATCGTGGTGGAGACGTCGTGGTAGGTCGGGAGGCCCGGCAGAACATGGATCTTACCGAGACAGGTGCGCCTCCAGGGTTCGTGCGATCACCGAAAATGTCACTTCGACGGGATGGTCCCATCTTTGTCGATGGACGGCCAATCGATCCGACCGATGCAGTTGCGGAAGTGCTCAGGCATCTGAAGGAAGATGCAGCATTGGCGCGCGGAAAAGCTCCAGGACAGGATATTGGTCGGGCGGTGTTTACGATACCTGTGGACTTTGGTGGGCCGGAGCGACGCTCCCTGCGCAAGGCGGCCAGAAAGGCTGGTCTTGGTGTCGTTCAGTTTGTGCATGAACCCGTTGCCGCGCTCTACGCTTACCTCCGATCCAAAACTGATCTGAGCCGGGAACTAGCTCGCCTGGAGGGGCGATCGATCCTCGTCTTCGACTGGGGAGGCGGTACCCTGGACCTAACGCTCTGCAGGATTCAGGGTGGGTCAATCATGCAGGTCGCCAACCTCGGGGACAACGAAGTTGGCGGTGACCGTTTCGACGAACGGTTGAGAAATCTCTTGCGCACGAAACATGCCACTGCCCATGGCATTGATGACATCGCGGCTCTCGAACAGCCTGGGATGGCAGCAAAGCTGCTGCATCAATGCGAAATCGTGAAAATCCAGCTTTCCGATCCGGGCGCCGACGGTGAAGACGTGATCATCCGGAACTACCTAAAGTCGGATGGGCCGACGCGGAATCTGGTTGCGAGCGTGACGCGAGGTGAACTTGATGCACAAAGCGCAAGCATCGTCGCCCGTGGCTTGTCGCGTATTGACGAAATCCTCGAGTTAGCCCGACTGACCTATCAGGACATCGAGCTTTGTTTGGCAACAGGCGGCATGGTAAATATGCCTGCGATCAGGGATGGCTTGACGGAACGATTTGTCGGGAGGGTGCCAAGGCTGGAAAACGGAGACCGAATTATCGCTGAAGGTGCCGCTTGGATCGCCCACGACGGCCTCAGGCTGACGCTCTCGAAGCCCATTGAGATTTTGATAGCCGATACTTCAGGTCGTGGGACATACTACCCGCTTGTTGATGCCGGCTGGACGCTGCCGCTCGAGAATGAAACGCAAAACGTCACAAACACGCGTCTCTTTTGCACTGATCCGAGGGAAGGGGTTGCTGTCGTCGAGATTGCCAAACCCGTGAAACTTGGCCGCGCGGCACCTGCGGATGCACGGCTCACTCTTTGTGTGACGAAAGTCCAAGTCGACCCCAAAGCACAGCCACTTCTCGAACGTATCGAATGCCACCTTCAGATTGATCATGACTACGTTGCTCGAGTTACCCTGCGTTCCACCGGCCGCGGAGACAGTACCGTCGAAGAATTCCACGAACTGGAGTTTGGGCTTGCTCTTGGAATGAACGGGCGACCGGGCGGCGAGGAGAAAGCGGATCTTGCGTCCTCCGGAGGTGGCCCTGCGGGTGATGCGATTGCGCGCGCTGGCAGCAACTTGGTCCAGCGCTCGAACGTGGCGTACCTCAACGACAAGGTTGATGCGCGCGACAGTCTTTGGAAGTTAGTTCCAGGTGATCTTCTCGCGGATTGGCGCTCCAGCCATTTCGACACCCGTGGGGATGCCGCAACCGCGCGGCAACATGAAGAGCGGTACTTCTATGTGCCTTGCCCGCGCTGCAAGCGGCTGATTTCTCAGATCAAAGCTGAAGGTCCGGTGCGTTCCTGCGGCGACACTAGAGACTATTGCGGTTTCAAAAGACCCGCCGCATCAATTGAGGCACATCCCACTTCCCCGGGGCTAATATGAATGTCGAGGGCTAGAAGATGTCATCCGCTTATGCGTGTTTGCGATTTTCGCTTTGTTACCAAGAACTTCGCGCCCTCTTGCTTCCACAGTGCTTCCACGGGTGTTGGAAACGCAAACGCCGCCCCGGAGGGCGGCCTGTAACATCTTGATATGTTTTTCTTATTTTGGTTGCGGGGACACGCAACACCCGATCCCGGCGAAATGGAACGTCTGTTCCGGGGATCGGGAATACGCAAGAATCGTTGGTTGCGGGCGCTCGCAACACCCGATTCATGCGATTGGTTGAGACCGCCATTCCGAGATTGGCAGCATAAGCCGGAGCGTTGCCCTCCGAAGGTGGAGGCCACACGTTCGAATCGTGTCGGGTGCGCCAATAAACTCAATGGCTTCGCTGGATCGTTCAGAGACGCGCGAAGGTCGCGTCCCCACGGGTGGTGTAGTTCGGCGGTAGCAAAGCCGCTCGCGAGCGCGCCCTCAACAGCGCCGTAGCGAGCGAGCGGCTTTGCGGTGGTCATCGACAGTTCGCCGGTAAGGTCGGTTGCTGACACCAACCTGATTCGAAGGAACCATCGATGACCGACGACATGATGAACCTGCGCGCGCTCATGGAGAAGACTCCGGATTCCGATCTCTTGCGCGAGATGATCGGCTTTGCCGCCGAGCGGCTGATGGAGCTGGAGGTGGGAGCCGCCACCGCCGCCGCCTATGGCGAGAAGAACCCTCTGCGGCTGGCTCAGCGCAACGGCTATCGCGAGCGCGACTGGGAGACGCGGGCCGGCACCGTCGAGCTGCGCATCCCGAAGCTCAGGAAGGGGAGCTACTTCCCGAGCTTCCTGGAGCCGCGGCGTATGGCGGAGAAGGCTCTCACCGCCGTCATCCAGGAGGCCTACGTCCAGGGCATCTCGACACGCTCGGTCGACGACCTGGTCAAGGCGATGGGCATGAGCGGCATTTCGAAGAGCCAGGTCTCGCGGCTGTGCGAGGAGATCGACGGCAAGGTGAAGGCCTTCCTCGAAAGACCCATCGAGGGCGACTGGCCATACCTGTGGATCGACGCCACCTACCTGAAGGTGCGCCGCGGCGGGCGCATCGTCTCGGTCGCCGTCATCATCGCCGTCGGCGTCAACGCTGACGGCCGGCGCGAGGTGCTGGGCATGGAGATCGGCACCTCGGAGGCCGAGCCGATCTGGACGGAGTTTTTGCGCAAGCTGACCCGCCGCGGCCTCAGGGGCGCCAAGCCCAAATGGTTGACCGTCAGCATGCCTGTTTCAACCTCCGATGTTAGTGTTGCGACCGTTTTTGCGGAGCCAGAAAAAGCATAGGCAGCGAGCCCATAGGAAGCCGGTTGGCCTCGGCTACTGCCTCCTCGATGCGATTGAACGGGGTTAGAAGAGCGATCGGGCCAAAAGGCTCCTCATTCATCACCCGCATGGACGGATCAAACGTTCGCGAGTACAGCGGGCTCAAGAAAGCTTCCTTTGTTACCGACGCGGTTGCCGCCCGTTCGAATTGTTGCTCCAGCTTGCCGCGCGTCGAGGATGAGTTCCTCGATAGCTTGCAGACGGCGCTGGTTGACGACCGGGCCCATCATCGTGTCTGGGTCGAGGCCGTTGCCAACCTTGATCGCTTTGGCATGGGCAGAGAAAACTTCGACAAACTCATTGTAGACTTTTTCTTTCCTGCACCAGGAACCGTGTCGGCGACACGCAGACTGTCCGGCATTGCGGAAGAGCTGGCAAGAATGGCGGCGACATCCTCCACATTCACGTCGTCAAACACAATTGCAGGCGAATGTCCCCCAGTTCCATGGTGGCCCTCTTCATGTACTGTTCGGCCAGTGCTGCTAATTGCTTTCCGACAGGCACCGATCCTGTGAACGAGATTTTGCGGATCACCGGATGCGGAATGAGATGGGTCGAAATTTCGGCAGGGTTGCCGAAAACAAGGTTGAGCGCGCCTGCAGGGATGCCACCATCTGCAAGAGCACGAACAAGTTCAGCCGCCGAGGCCGGAGTATCCTCTGCCGCCTTCACAACTACCGAGCAGCCTGCAGCCAGCGCAGGCGCAATCTTTCGAACTACCTGCGACATAGGAAAGTTCCAAGGCGTGAAGACGGCGACGGGACCGACCGGTTCCTTGAGCACGCTTTGAAAGATGTTGGGGGGACCAACCCGGTATGACGCGGCCATACGCGTGACGGGCTTCCTCGCCGGCCCAATCGAGAACATCTGCCGAGAGTAGGATTTCGACCTTGGCCTCTGCCAGTGGCTTTCCCTGTTCCTGCGTCAGAATGACGGACATCACCTCGACCCGTTCGCGCAACAGTTCGCCCGCACGCCGCAATACCTTGTAACGGTCCAAAGCAGAAAAAACGCGCCAGGTACGATAACCTGACGCAGCAGCGTGCAGCGCTTCATCGATGTAGGTGATACCGGCGTGCGCCGCGGCGCCGATAACTTGGCCTGTGGCAGGATTCAGGGCGTCGCTGCGTGCGCTTGTCAGAGGCATCGCGCAAGACCCCATCGATAAACATTTGCGTATTTTGATACATTTCTTTGTCTTCGAAGCGTTTCGGGCGGTTATGTTGACAGGAAAGATGACGGCGGCGTCCGAGCTGCTCTCCATAACCCAACCAGCGGTAAGCAGACTAATCCGCGACTTCGAACGGTCGACGAAATTGCTGCTGTTTGAGCGGCGTGGGAACCAGATAACTCCCACCCGGGAGGGCCGCAACGCTGATGCAGGAGGTCGAGCGATCGTTTGTCGGCCTCGCCAGGACTGTTGCGGTGGCCGATGAGATCACAGCATGAGAATAGTGCTTGAGGAAACATGCTCGATTACAGAAACCACCGATAACGACATTCACTGATGGTGGCGATTTGAGAACAATGCGGCACGGCGGCGCGTGACCAACAGCGCTAAGGTCGCCAGCCGTAAATGAGCGCGGGTCGCCGCCAAGACCCGGAATGGCGCGAGTCGAGCGCTTAGTCTAGCGGTCTGATACGGAAGCAACCGGGTGTTCGAGTGACCTCCGTCCCGACATGGCCAAAATGTGCCTCAATGCTTCAGTATCTGGCTCAGGAACAGTTTCGTCCGGTCATGTTGAGGGTTGCCGAAGAAGCTATCCGGTTTGCCTTCCTCGACGATCTGGCCGGCATCCATGAAGATCACGCGGTCGGCCACCGCACGCGCAAAGCCCATTTCGTGGGTGACGCAGACCATCGTCATGCCATCGCGCGCAAGTCCCGTCATCGTGTCGAGTACCTCCGACACCATTTCGGGATCGAGTGCCGACGTCGGCTCGTCGAAGAGCATCACCGCCGGCTTCATGCACAGGCTGCGCGCAATCGCGACGCGCTGCTGCTGGCCGCCGGATAGTTGAACCGGGAATTTGTTCGCCTGTTCCGGGATTCGCACTCGCTCCAGGAACTGAAGGGCGGTCTTGCGTGCTTCAACGGCCGACACGCCTTTGACCCACATAGGCCCCGCCATGCAGTTCATCAGCACAGTCATATGCGGGAACAGGTTGAAGTGCTGGAAGACCATGCCGACATTGTTGCGCACGTCCGCTAGGTTTTTCATGCCTGAGTGGAGATGCACGCCGTTCACGGTGATGTCGCCGGCCTGATGCGCTTCCAGACGATTGAAACATCGGATCAACGTCGACTTTCCGGAACCGGACGGCCCGCAGATGACGATGCGCTCGCCCTTGTGGACAGTCAGGTTGATGTCTTTCAACGCATGAAATTTGCCATACCATTTGGATACGGCCTGGGCTTGAATGATCGGCTCCGCGCTCATCGGACCTTGCTCCTGGCGTAGTGCCGTTCGATGCGGGATTGGATCAACTCGAGGCAGATCGACAGGATCCAGTAGATGACTGAAGCCGAAATGAGCATTTCCATGTGCTGGAAGGTTTTCTGCCCGAGCGTGCGGGCAAGGAACATCAATTCCCAGACGCCGATGACCGAGACCAGCGAACTGTCCTTGAGCATCGAGATGAACTGGTTGCCCGTCGGCGGAATGATCACCGGAAGCGCCTGCGGCAGGATGATCCTGCGCATGGTCAGCGAAAAGCCGAAGCCCATGGAGCGCGACGCCTCCCACTGACCGCGGTCGATGCTCTGGATTCCCGATCGGAAAATCTCGGTC